GATAAGCAAATATTACCATATAGGTAATAAAAGATGCAATCAATTAGGTTAGTTTTTTGTTACCAAGACGATAAGATTTTTTGAGCCGAAAGTTTGTTGCTTTTTTGGAACAAAAAAAGACCGCCGCAGCGGTCTTCTCAGAAAGATGATTTTCGTTACTATTTTGTGAAGTTTTCCTTTTGTCCTTCAATGAGGGCAATTTTTTGTAGTTCTTCTTCAAAAATGATTGCCATGAGAGTTTCAATCGAGAATTTTTGAGAAGACGAGCGGTCAAACTCTAATTCTCGCTTTACGAGTTCTCTAAATTTACTGTCATCCAAAGAAAACAGATCTTGGAAAAACATCAACTTCGGAAGGTAAACCTCTTGCAGACTATCCGATAATAGTTGAATGTCGTTGAGGAGTTTTTCCTTATCTCTGTCTGGAAGGCCGTAGTAAGAAGGATTAAAAGCAGGAAATCCTTCTATTTTGTTCTTTATTTCTCTTAATAAACACCTGAAGGATTTCAGATAATCCTTTTTGTCTAAAAACCAAAGGTAAAGTTTGTAATTACTCCCTTCTTCAAGCAATTTTTGCTCCACTATTTCTTTCCAGTCCACCTGAGGTTGTTCATGAACCCAGTGATTAAGTTCCCAAACAGTGAAAAAAGGACTCTTAATATAGCCATTTTCAGCTAATTCAGACTCTCCTTTGGAGGTAAGTTTATAAGGGCGGTTATCGAATTGCTTTTCAATATCTGCGATGTCCTGAAGGTTTAAAACCCGTTGAACAAGGTCTGCCTTTTTACCACTAAGTTTTTCTCCGTGGTCCTTAAGAATTTTCTTTAGTTGAGGAATCGTAACCGTTTTTTGGAGTGTTTCTTCAAAGTTTGATGCCTTTATAAATCCTCCCTTTTCTAACTTACTCAATGCCCCCTGAACATCGTTGAATCCATATTGGTATTTCCAATATGCTTGGAAGTGGTTTGCCTTATTTTTAAAGTGATTTGCTTGGTCCAGTAACTTAAGCTCATTAGGCAGCAAACCACGCTTCGTGGGGATAGCATTCTTGATATTATCCTCGACAAGTAACGTATCGGGATCCCTAAGTACTATTCCGATGTCTGAAACATCTGGACCATCCAAAGTATTCGGGTGTCGATTTTCTGAGACTGTTTCAATCTTGTTTGGGTCAGCCTCTGATCTAGAAAAAAAGCCTTTAATTTTTCCGAAAAAACTCATGGTTGACACCTCAGTTTTGTTTAATCGTATCTTTTAAGATTCATTGAATTCACGACACGTCCCAGGACTTGTAGTCTAAATTCGACTTCTTTAAGCGGAATTTCGAACGGTCTGTAAAGGGAGTTATCGGAAATAAAGAGAACGGCCCCGGGGATGCGTTGAACGCGTTTCACGTACAGGTCTCCATCAACGAGAACGCAGAAAACACCGTCCCGTTTAAGATCTCTGTCCTGACGGTCAACCACAATCAAATCGCCATTTCTAAATGTTGGCTCCATGGAGTCCCCAGAGGCGGTTATGAGTTCGTACCCTTGCTCTCTAATCTTGCTAATGTTTTCTTGGAACCAAGGACGTGAGACCTGGATTTGTTCAACGAAGGCATCATCCTCGTAATTCTGGACGCCAGCTGACCCGCAGCAGGCTTGGATGTTGATTCTTTTTAAGTTGATGATGTTGTCATCTGGCCAATCGTCCGGAGTGTGGTTGGTATCCATCCAGCCATAACTGAGACCTAATTTTTCTTCGATGTCACGGGCAAGCTTATCGCCCATTTCATAAAACGTTCCATTTCCTCTATCAGATCGGTTTCTTATCTGGCCGAGCGACGGATGATTTCGTTTCCTGCCCAATTGTTCGTTTAGCTCCGCAAGGGAACCAGCTCTACTAACGAGCGTGTTTAAGTTGTCTCGACGAATTTCAGCAACTGTTTTCATAGTTATCTCCTTAGGCACAGATTACCAAATTGATAATTGACACTTACCAATTAGATAATGATAAAATCTAACCAAATAGGTAATGGTGGTTTTTATGAAACTTGCTGAATTTTTTGAATTGACTGGAGCACCGTCCAAGAAGGCATTAGCCGATTATTTAGGTGTTCCAGCCTCAAATATTTCAAATTGGATTAGGAATGAACGTCCCATTCCTTCCCGTCACTGCGCAAAAATCGAACAGTTCACGAAAGGTGCAGTGAAGATGGAAGAGCTCCGGCCTGATTTTCCTTGGGATGATGCAAAGAGAGTTATTGCCGATCGGATTTCTTCCGTTTGAATAGGAGCGCTAAAAAATGCGTAAATATTCGAGCATTACACCTAAATTCTGGATAGGGAGGACTGGTCGGAAACTAAGAGGCGATATTTCGGCCAAATTGGTGGCGGCTTATCTGCTCTCTTGTCCGAACAATGACATGACCGGAGTCTTTTATTGTCCGCTGTGTCAAATCTCAGCAGAAACTGGTCTTCCGTTAGAAGCCCCTTCGGTGCCCCTTCCAAGCCCCTTCCAAGGCCCTTTAAAGGGAATTAGAGAGGCTTTGGAGACCCTTGAAAGGGAAGATTTCGCCATTTACGACTATGAAAGCGAGTATGTGTTCGTCAAAAAAATGGCGCTATTCCAGATTGCTCCGGAATTAAAGCCAACAGACAAAAGAGTAACGGGCATTAGGACAGCTATCGAATCCATGCCTGACAACTTTAAGCACTTGTTTATTAAAGAATATAACGAGTGTTTTAATCTTGGCTTCAAGGATATTCCTTCACCCGAAATTCGAGAATTCGGCGTTCAGACACAAGAGGAAGAAGAGCTCCCATCAAGCCCCATAGAAGCCCCTTCAAAGGCCCTCCGATGCCAAGAACAAGAACAAGAACAAGAACAAGAAACATATACACGCACCGAAAAGAACGAAAAACAGCCGGAAGTTGCAGAAAGTTTCGCGGGGCGTGTGTGTGAAAAGCCTGCTTCTTTAAGAACCGAAGCCATAGAAGAAGAGCTTCCGCTTGAAGAACCGAAGGAGCAGGAGACAAGTGTTTCCAAAAAGCAAATAGTTGAACCGAAGCCAAAAAGGGAAGCTAAGGATCAACGCCTTCAAAAACCTGAGGAGTTGACTGACGAGTTTTGGCAGGACTTCTTGGCGTATCGAAAGCAAAAGAAGGCGCCGGTAACGGAAAGAGTGGTTTCACTCCTTCGCAAGGAAGCTAAAACCGCCGGTTGGAAGTTGGAAGAGGTCATCAATGAAATGATGGTCCGCAACTGGACGGGGTTCAAGGCTGATTGGGTTAAGGATGACTGGAAAGATCCAAATGCTCATTGGGTCACGGCTGCCGAGTACAACAAAGAACTTCCTCCCGTTACGTATTCGATCGGTGCTAGAGACATGTTCATCGAAAAACTCCATGCGGGAATGAATGCATTCGACATTAAGGACCTCCCGAACCATAAGGAGCAGAAATGATGTTTGCCGCTGCTGCCGTTGTTCGAGATGATCAGGGCAGAACGTTCTACGAACATCCTGATGCCTTTACGACTACTCAGCTGGTTTTCTTTCCTCGGCTGACTGAAAGCGAACTTGCGCTCTACCAAGCTGACGCGATTTTTGAGGATGAAATCGAGGTGCTGCCCAGAAGACGTCCTCAGGTTCCGACGATACTGTTTACGTTCTGCGACGAACCCAATCACATCAAGGCTGAATTTCTCCGAGGCAAGACTGTTCTGATCGACTTTATCGATGTCGACGATACACCCGAACTCAGAGAAACCGTCCGTCGTTGGATGCTCGAAATTCCCAAATCCCTACCTGCCGCCGTTGTTGTCTCGGTGATGTTCAAAAACAAACAACTGATTGCATGGAAATTTGACTATGAATCCAAAAAATACAAGCGTTTCGCCTGAGCTTGATGGCTATTGGGGTGATCCGACGGGTGGAGCCGAGATAGAAACATCGCTCGCAGACTACGAGAGCAGGGCGTGCAAGTCTCCTGAGTTTTTCATCAACAAGGACGTTCTCGAGTTCAAAAACGATTTTCAGAACTATTTGGAAGCGAAGAAGACTCATGTGTCCAAGTTCACGCTTCCCTTCACTCAAACGAATGAAGGCTGTGTCGGGCGTCCGATAGATTTTGAATTTCGCCCTGGTGAACTGACGGTATTGGCCGGTGAAAACGGTTCCGGCAAATCTCTTTTGCTGGGGCAGATTGGACTGCACCTAATTTCTTGCGGAGCCTCTCTGTACATCGCTTCTTTTGAGATGGCGCCGGTTAGAACGATTGAACGCATGCTCATGCAGACAGTTTGCAGTCAGGGCAAGCGAAAGATTGAAGCGCCGGATGTTGATCTGTTTTTTCGACAATTTGCCTCAAAAATGCGAATTTGCGACTTGCAGCGGAAAGTCACGCCTAATGAACTGCTGCGCCTGCTGGATTCCGCCGTCCACGATTACAAGTCGAACATCCTCTTTGTCGATTCTCTGATGATGTGCGTTAGGGACGATATGGACAAAAAAGAAACTGACTACGTTATGGGAAAACTGGTCGAGTTTGCAAAGGTCAACAATGTCCACATTGTGGTGGTCGCACATTGTCGGAAGCGTGGAGACGGAGGTTCAAAAAACTATTCGGTGTTTGATTCTGCAACGAAGGAATCAATCAAGGGGAGCTCCAACATCACCAACATTGCATTCAACGTTTTCGTCTTGGCTCGTGACATCTCCAAGATTCAGAAAAAGGCAGAGGGAAAGGATGTCGATGACACCAAGCCTGATTTTGTCCTGAACTTGTGCAAGCAGAGAAACGGGGCGTGGGAGGGGTTCATCAAGCTCTGGAGAGATAACGCCAGTCTAAATTTCTGCACGTCGTGGACGCGTGTACCGGTAAGGCCGTGGCTGGAGCTAACGCAGTCAGAGCAAGCGCCTGAACCCTACTTTTAGGAGGTTTTATGTCAGAGAGTGCATGGCAGCTGCTGATGATCATTTTGGCGCCGGTGGTGTTTATCAATCTGGTGCTGTTTGGGTTGCTCGTGAGGGCGGCGTTTGAAATCGGAGGGGAGAAAAGACATGAATTTTGATCTTGAGGACGTTGCTTATCTTTCTATGTGCTGCGTGGCGTCCTTGTTAATCGCATTTATTTTGTGGCTACAGAATAAGGATTGATCATGACCGGCTGCTGTCTCTATTGCATTCACGGAGCTTCGTACTGGGTCGACGCTAACGGGAAAAAGCATGTTCCGCCGGCATCGAGCTTCGGGTGCATGAATATTTTCTGCCTTCACGAATCTCGAGGCCCGGGAGAGTGCTATCCGATCTCCTTTGCTCGTTGTTCCAAGTTCGAACGCACAACAGACGATCAAATTCAACGCAGGAGAGAGTTTTTCTCTCAGTTTGAGCGTTGGCCTTCACACGCACAGATCATCGCTCAGCGGAACTCTAATGTTCTGGAAACGGCATCAAAGAATTCAACCAAACAACACAAACCCAATCAGGAGGGATAAATGAAAAGGTTTTTACAAGCAAAAGGCAGGCTCAAGGTCGGTGAAATGAACCGGACCGAGGCGGCCTATCGAGATTACTTGGAATTAGAAAAACACGAAGGGCGCGTACTTGACTATTGGTTTGAGTCGATAAAAGTAAAAATTGCCAATGGTTCTTGCTGGTTTACCCCTGATTTCATGATTCTACGTCCGAATGGATATGTCGAACTCCACGATGTGAAAGGCAGCCCTCGTATTTGGTCAGACGATAGTAAAGTAAAAATGAAAGTGTGCGCCACGGCTTATCCATTCGGCATGTATGTAGTTTTTCCCAAAGGACGTAAAAAAGACAGCGGATGGGATATTCAGGAGGTTGCACCATGAACGAAATTTGGAAAGAAATCCAAGGATATGAAGGATTTTATGAAGTTAGTAACTACGGGAAGGTTCGTTCTATAGATCGCATAGTTAGCTACGAGAATGAAGGACAACCAAGGAAAAAATTTATTAAAGGACGATTATTAAAAGAAAGTCAAGGAACAAACGGTTATTTGTCCGTTAGTCTTTCAAAAGACGCTGTAATAAAGATTTTTGCCATACATCGTCTTGTAGCGATTGCTTTTGTTAAAGGTTTTACAGACCAAAGAAATCATGTAGATCATATTGACGGGGATAAACATAACAATAAATCCGAAAATCTTCGCTGGTGTACAAACCGAGAAAATCACAATTTTGTATTAGCAAAAATTCGTAATAGAGAAGGACAAAAAACAAGCTCTTTGTGCAGAGAAAAGCTCTCAAAAATTCATAAGGCTAATAGAAAGCCTGTTAAGTGCATAGAGACTCAAGAAATCTATTTAAGTTCAGTAATCGCCGCTAAAGAGTTAGGGGTGACGAAGCAGGCGATATGGTATTCAATAAATCGCGGTGGCGCAGTGAAAGGCCGTCACTTCATGGAAGTTGAAAAACCGAAGAAAGAAGGAGGGGGTTGGAATGTTCAGGCATTTTAACGTTGAAGCATTTGTTTTCTGGTGGATCAATTCTGTGATGGCAATCTTCGCCCTTCTTTGGGTCGCTAAGAAGATTGCGGATTTTTTGGAGCACCGCGACAAGCTCAGAAAAAAGGTTGAGTTCTGGGGGCTATCAGCTCTCGGGATTATTTATCTCTACTGCATGTTTAGCTACTTGAGGACTCTTGGATGACAGAAACAGAACAAAAACTCATTGACGATCTCAGACCTCGTTTAGACAACTGGCGCCGGGCATATCGTGACCGTGTTGTTAAAAACGTCTCAATTGCCTACGCAGTAGAGAGAGCTCTCGCATTGACGAGAAATAAGACGGATTTTTCTGAGGATTATTCTGGTCCGGAAGATCGATCTGATGATTTTGGGATGAATGTTGACCAAAGGGACGCAGACTTGCTCAACTTGGTTTGGCAATACTTGGATGTGCCCGGAGCCGAATTTTTGACGATTGGCGAAGGAGGACTAACCGTTAAGACGGCGAAAAACATCATCCTCCTTTATGTGTTCTCCAATAATTATGCTCTGCGTAGAGCTGGACGGAAAATCTGGAAAGTGAAGGATATAAAACTAGAAGGTTGGATTAAGGAATCTTTGGTTTTCTTTGCCCTTAGGCTCAGAGCTTATGAAGCGGCAAAGGCTAAAGCAGAAAAACAATAAGGGAAAACCGTGCGAATGTCTCAGGTAAAGATGGGATATTCGCCTGATTATTTCTCAACTTGCCCTGATAAAATTCAAAAATTACATAAAAACCCTAGGAGATCGAAAATGAATAAAAAATCCCTTTCTGTCCTGGTTGGACTGACTGCTCTTCTATTGGCTGGATGCGACTCAGAAATCACGATGCCAGTCACATACTCAGAAGTTTTTGGAGCCCCGGTTATTAAGACTGCTCAGTTGGATATTGAAGTTCCTGCGTGCAAAGAATATAAAAGTGAACTGGAAAGCTCTTCCGTCTTAGAAGCAAAGCAAAAGATCCATTATGTATTTCCTTCAGCAACATATTTAGGTTGTAAGAGAGGCAAGGGCTACTCAACATTTGCTCAGTTTCAGATTCCTTTTAAGGTGGGTGGAATAGGGTTAAAAGACTGTGCGGACAACGAGATATGTGTCGGGTCGTCCCAGAATAACCAGAATATGAATGTTTTCATTGGAAAGGATTTAAAAACTAAGCTTGATGAGTTGACAAGATCTGCAACTATTTATGGTCCGAAAGATGTAAAAGTCAGAATAAACTTTAAAAACGATACAAATAAAGATCTGCCGATCAACTTTACTAGCATCTTCTTGGGCGATGGTGATAAAACCGTTCCTTTGCACAACTTAAAAGATTTGAGTTTTAAAGAACGCACTCAGGCTTACATGACTCTCAGTGATGTTGCGGCTTCTGCGCTGCTATGGCGTGGGGTAGTAACCGTTACAGAATTCCCTGGTAGAGAACTAAAGGAAGTGCAAGCACCGGCTAAGAAATAGCATTTATTGCAATGGGTGTCTAGGTGTGGTATCGTCAATAAGACAATTTCAAGCCTGTGATACTCAGGCGCCGATAGGCTTAATCTGAACGGGTTCCTTGCGGAGGAGCCCGTGTATCCAAAAGAAAGAGGGTACAAGGACTAAGCCAATCGATTACATAAGAGCTCCGATTTCGGGGCTTTTTTGTTATCTGTTGCCTCCAAGAGGCCAACGACGGAAGTTCAAATGAACGATTCAGAAAAGTACGACGTCCAGACTGCATCAATCCTCTTAGAAACAGCTAAGGGAGAACTGGATCGAAAAATTATCGCCGAGCTCCCAGAGCAAACAAAACGATTAGCCTTTTATCAAGGTTTCTGTGTTGCGGTCCTTGGCGTCCTGTTTTACTTGTTCAACAACGATTACTTTCAAGGCTGGAGAATGTGGTTGGCCATCGTTTCCGCCGCTTTAGGGTTCGCGTCGTTGCTGATGTCGATAATCTTTTCGAGCGGCGCTGCTTATCCTTCCGGAATCTGCAAGGATTACCTGAGATGGCTGAACACTCATTACCAAGATGATGTGCCAGTTCTATCCGTCCAGAAGGATTTGCTCAAACAGTATCAGCGCTCAATCGATGCACTTAATGCCATCCATAACAGACGAGGCTATGCACTCCGGACAATCAATTTCATGTTGATTCTGTCAATTATCTTGGGTTGCTTGGCTCTTTGATTTCTCTTGCGGTTTCATTGTTGTCCACAACGTTTATCGACAAACCGCCAGCCTCTCGGTGGGCTTAAGCACCGAGCCATTTACAACATCCAGCAAGCCTAGATTCCCAACGGGAAGATGCTCACTCCGCTGGATTTCTAATTCTCCTGACGAGAATGGCGGAGAAAACCGCCTTAACAAACTATCTCCTTGGGGTTGGTTGGAGTGCGCTCGGCTGAAAATGCTGGGCGCACCTTTTTAAAGCTATGAAAGAATCTGAACTCAAAATTCTCTACAGGCCGGTCAATGACTTGATTCCGTACGCAAATAATGCCCGGACGCATTCTGAGGAACAGGTGAATCAAATCGCCAGTTCGATCAAGGAATTTGGGTTCAACAATCCTATCCTGGTTGATGAACAGGGTGGAGTGATTGCCGGACATGGACGCCTGAAGGCGGCTAAGAAGCTCGGACTGAAGGTAATACCGACAATTGAATTAACCGGATTATCTGAGGCTCAGAAGAGAGCCTTTATCCTCGCAGACAATCGAATTGCTCTTAATTCTGGTTGGGATATTGATCTCTTGAGAATTGAGCTGCAGGAATTGCAGGATACAGATTTGTCGCCAGTCACCGGTTTCTCAGACGAGGAGCTGAATGCTTTGTTGTGTGGAACTACCGAACCCGCTGAGGAAGAACCGGAAAAAGATGAACCCGAGGCAGACAGCTTTAATCTGACGCTCTCAATTCCGATCGAATACAAAGAGCAGGTTCAGGATTTCGTTAAGAGTTTCGGACCCGAGGATCTAATTCAGAAGATCATCGATATGACCGGTTAACCAAAGGCAGGTTGAAGGCATGGAAGAAAAAGTTCAAAAGAAGCGGACTCGTCCACGCATTCAGATTGACCTAGAGAAGGTTGAACAACTGGCTCAGGTTTGTGACAACGAGGAGGAGATCGCTCTCGCGCTCGGGATCAGTTATCGAACCCTACAGAATCGAAAAAAAGATTTTGCGAATTTTGCGACCGCTATAAAAAAGGGAAAGGCTAAGGCAAACGCCTTTGTTGGCGGAAAGTTGATGGCTCTCATTCGAGAGGGGAATCCGGCAGCGACCATTTTTTACATGAAGAGTCGCTGTGGGTGGAAGGAGACTGACAGGAAGGAGATCACTGGAAAAGACGGTGAACCGGTCAAGGTCGATAAAGTTAACCAGCTGGATCTAAGCAAGCTCACCTTGGAACAGTTAGACGCGCTGGAGGGTATTGTGAATGCGGCTTCCAACGATACAGGAGATCAGACTAGCTAAGGCCCGGAAGGGCTTGTCTTACTTCACATTGCACACAAAACCTGACTACCTGCTCGGCTGGGTACACAAAGAAATTTGTGATGAACTGGACAGGTTTCTGCAGGACGTGGCGGACAAAAAGTCTCCTCGGCTAATTATCACGATGCCTCCAAGATCCGGGAAAAGTGAGCTTGTCTCTAGGCGCTTTCCGGCTTTTGCTCTTGGGAGAAATCCTGAACTTCAAATCATCGCAACATCGTATTCTTCAGACCTATCACAGCGTTTCAACAGGGATGTTCAACGCGTAATAGATGATGAGAAATACTTTGACCTGTTCCCGAATACCCGGCTCAGCAATTCGAGAGTGCGTACCGATTCCCGGGGATCGTATATAAGAACCTCTGACCTATTCGAGATCGTTGGTCATGCCGGCGCCTATCGCTCTTGTGGTGTGGGTGGTGGCATCACTGGTCAGGGCGCCGATATTCTGATTATCGATGACCCGATTAAGGATAGAGCTCAAGCAAGTTCTAAGACGATCCGAGAGTCCATCTGGGACTGGTACACATCGACCGCATACACTCGATTGTCACCTGGTGGCGGAGTCATCGTAATGGCTACTCGTTGGCATACCGATGACCTGATTGGTCGACTGATCCAACGAATGGGAGAGGGCGATACGTTCCGGATCGTAAATTACCCGGCGATCGCCGAACATGACGAATTACACCGCAAGGCTGGGGAAGCTCTGCATCCTGAGCGTTATCCGCTCTCAACTCTGCTACAGATCCAGAAGACGATAGGCAGTCGAGATTGGGAGGCGCTGTATCAGCAGCATCCAGTTCCGGACGGTGGGGCCCTATTCAAGCTCGAATGGTTTAGAAGATGGACTGCATCGAGCCTGCCTCCTGAGTTTGACCATACGCTCATGTCGTGGGATATGACGTTCAAAGATTCCAAAAAGTCCGACTATGTAGTCGGTCAGGTTTGGGGCAAAAAAGGACCGAATTTTTACTTGCTTGATCAAGTACGAGGCCAATGGGATTTTGTGAAGACAAAAGAGATGGTCAGAGTTCTTGCACAGAAGTGGCCGCGGGTTGTCCGGAAGCTGGTTGAAGACAAGGCTAACGGATCGGCGGTGATCTCTGAGTTGAAATCTACAGTTTCGGGATTTGTTCCGATAACGCCTACCGAATCGAAAGAGGCCCGAGCTTCGTCCGTCACTCCTTACTTTGAAGCCGGGAATGTTTTTATTCCGGAAGACTGTGCAGCACCTTGGGTGCCGCATTACGTCAGTGAGTTGCTTGAGTTTCCTGCGGGTTCTCACGATGACCAGGTAGATAGCACAACTCAGGCATTGAACTATTTCCGCAATGGCTCAGGCGTCATTTTGACCCGAGAGCAGATGCAGCAGGCACGTTTTAGATTTTGAAAATCATGAATCAACTAGACGAAAACAAACGCCGAACGATCAATCAAAAGATCCTCGATGCGGCAGGATCTCGCTTCGTGCCTCCTAGAACATCGTTGTCTCAGGACGAGGCTAAAACGCTCTTTTATCCTCCGATTACGCTCAACACCAAAGAGCCAGAGAAAGAGGAGTCTCGCTTCACGAACGATGCCGCGATTGGTTCGAGTTTCAATGCGTACTATGCCTCTTTGACACAGCACGCTTTGGATCTAGGACAGTTCCCGATGACTTCTTTCGTTGGCTATGGTGTCCTGCAGAATATCGCCCAAAACGGCATGATCCGCACCTGCATTCAGACTGTCGCGGATGACATGTGCCGGGAATGGATTCAGGTAGAGGGCGGTGAAGACGAATCGGCGGATAACGTGAAGACGCTCCAAGATCTTCAGGAGAACAAATATCGACTGAGAAGGCTTTTTAATGAAGCCCTGAGCATTGTCGGGTTCATGGGCGGAGCCTTTATATTTGTTGATACGGGAGTAGAAGGAGAAGCGTTAAAGCTACCTCTCAACTATTCTGACAAATCAGCAGAACTGGTTGGCGAGGATAAGTCTGTCAAATTTATTGTCATTGATCCGGTCAATGTCTCGCCTGGTTTCTATAACGCCAACCAGCCGCTCAAAGACGATTATCTGAAGCCTAAATCCTGGTTTGTTTACGGCCAAGAGGTTCATGCTTCACGCATGATCAGGCTCGTGGACAACGAGCCTCCCTTGCTTCTTCGTCCTGCTTACAACTTCTTAGGCATTCCGCAGGCGCAAATCCTTTGGGATTATGTGCTGCACTGGAATAAGGCAAGAGAGACTGGTGTCAGCATCCTTGAGAAGCTGAACCTCACGGTATTTAAGACGAATTTCGCCGAAGCTTTGCAAACTGGCGGCATCGAGCAGTTAGACGCGAAGATGATGCTCCTTCAGCGTTACCGCTCTAATGAGGCTATTTTTGCTTGTGACTCTACAGAGGATCTCCAGAACATCACTCTGACGATTTCAGGTGTCGAAGGCATTATCCGTCAGGCTTTGGAATTCATTGCGGCTATCAACCGCACGCCTGCTGTCAAACTGTTGGGAATTTCTCCTAGTGGTTTCAATGCTACCGGTCAGAGCGATATCCGGAATTACTACGACCACATCAAGTCCAAACAGGAGCTCAATCGAGACGCAATTCAAACTGTCTTGAAAGCTATCCAGTTGGTCGAGTTTGGCCATGTTGATCCGTCCATCTCCTTCAAGTTCAATGAGCTTGGAGAAGCTGACGCCGCCGCTACAGCAATCACGGCCAAGACGAAAGTCGACATGTTGGCTGTGCTGCAGGATCGCAATGTTCTGAGTGCTGAAGAGGTTCGTGAGTTTGTCCGTCGCGATTCCGACATGGGTCTGGACTTCATTCCGGAAGAATTGCCGGAAGGGATGGAAGGCGAACTCATGACTGATGATCCCAGTCAGCAGAATGAGCTGATGAACAACTTCATGAAACAGCGCTCGGCAGAGAACGTGGCGCCGGCGCCGAAGGTTGATGAAGACAAAGCTGGAGAGATTTTCTAATGAAGACTGCTCGTGCTGTTCAGCCGAACCTTGGCCGACAAGCAAAGTTCAAAAAGAAGCTCGACACCTTCTTGAAGTCCTTCAGAAATAGGATTCTCAACGAGATTCTTCTTTATCTGTCTGATGCTGGAGGATTGACTGAGGACGCTTCATTAACGTTCCGTCCGGACGATCCCCTTGATCGAGCAAGACTTCGGAACATCAAGGAAAAAATCAACCGCTTGGTTCTTCGTGATCCGGATCGATTCCGTCGCAATGTTGATGACTTCATTGCTCGCAACATGGGCAACTGGATGAGAGCGGCAGATCGAGAAACACGTCAGATTGCTGAGTGGTACGTGAAAAACCTTGCCGCCGATGTCTCGACAGCTCAAAAGGCAGCACTCAGGGCAGCGGGCATTCCTGATTCCGTCTTTGCTTACGAGATGAGGCAGACGCGCAAGCACTTCTTCATCACGCCTCAGGCAATAAATGAACTACCGGGAATGGTCGCCGACACGACGAGCCTCATCAGCAACATCACAACATCCGAGCTGACAAATATTCGCTCTGCCTTTATGGATGCTTACGAAGGTCATGGCACGTATTCGCAGATTGTGGAAGCCCTTGGTCGTTCTTCTTCGTTTACGGCTCAACGAGCTCAGCGTGTGGCAATTGACCAAACTCTCAAACTGAATCAGCAGATTCAGCAGGCAAACTGCAAAGGGCTCGGTGTCACTCGTGGGATTTGGATTCACGTTCCCGGGAAGTACACCAGCCGAGAGAGCCACATCGAAATGAATGGAAAAGAGTTTGATTTGTCTAAGGGCATGTACGACAAAGAAGTCGGCAGAAATGTGATGCCAGGAGAACTTTATTTTTGCAGGTGCCAATTCAGGGCCGTTTTACCTGATTAACCAAAAGTGAAAAAGCCTCAATCCGTACCGGTCTGAAATCAAAATCCAGGAGTACGGAAGAGGCTTATTTCGACTTGCCGATATTTTAGCCCGTGAAGAAGAAACGGTTTAGGAGATTTTGAATTTATGGGCTAGGAGCAGAAGAAGTGGAAACAAGTAAAGAAAGCAGAAGTGTTGCACTTGACTCTACTAGTGTCAGGACCGTAGATGACAATGGATTTCTCCATGTCGAAAAATCTCCCCTAACAAGAGTTCAAGTTGCTCCGTATTACGGGAAAGAGATCGCAGGCTGGCGAGAGCTCGGACTTGATCCTGAAAAGATCTATCACGCCTATAGGCCACCTGAAGAACTCAGTTCTCCCGAAACTATTCAATCGATAAACGGTATCCCGATTCATCTGGAGCATCACGATGATCACGGAACCCCCGAGAACAAACAAACTCGGGTGGGAACTACCGGAACGGACGGAGCTTTTGAGGCTCCGTTTTTAGTTAACTCTCTCCATATTTACGACCAGGACGCACGCAGCAGGATCGAGGACGGTTCAATGCGTGAGCTGAGTCTTGCGTACACGTTCGAGCCTGACTTCACGCCGGGTGAGACACCTGATGGAGAGAAATACGACTATGTGCAACGCAAGATCAGAGCGAACCATCTTGCGCTTGTTGAAACTGGGCGCGCTGGGCCTGAGGTAAGAGTTCGCGATTCTAATAAGGACTTTCTCAATATGGAAAAAGATGACGCTGTTGAGCAGGCTGAAGTGACGTTAGCAAAGGCGATTATCGATTTGCATTCCGTTGATCCCAACGGAAAAATCGTTGACGGCGCTCAAGATGATGACAAAGACGCGATGATTCAAAAAATCATCGAAGGACTGAAGGCAAAAGGCCTGACGGACGAAGAAGCTGAAAAGCTGAAGAACACCCTGTCTGACCTGGCTTACTCTCAGGCTACAGGAGACGAAGATCCTAAGCCCGATGATCAAAAAGAGGCGCAGGACGACGATCCGGAGCTCGATGAAAAGATGAAGGATCCGAACTTCAAGGCTGGTTTTGAAGCTGGCGTCCTCTACGGTGAAAAGCGTGAAAAGGACGATCCTAAACGCCTCGATTCTGATCATGAACGTGAAGGCGAAGAACGCTATCTCGAAAAAGAAGCGGAAGATGCACTGAAATCCTGTGGTCTTGATGAAGCTTCTGAAGAAGAGAAGAAGGCTTTCGCCGCCGGATTGAATTACGCCCAGAAGAAAGATGAAGGCGCACAAGATGAGGATCCGAAACCTGAAGAAGGCAAGAAAGAGAAGAGCTCTGCTTCTGACTCCATGAAGATTCTCAGAAACGCCATCTACTCTGAACTGGCCGCAATCGAAGAAGTCAAACCGGTGTTAGGTGTTATCCGTGCGGGTTCTTATGACTCCGCTGGTTCCATCTATGTGGCAGCACTCAAGAAACTCGGTTTGAAAAACATCCCCGCATCCGAAGCTCGTTCTGCGTATCGCGCATACATGCAGGGTCGAAAGGCATTAGCTGGTGCGAAAGACTCCGGCGCGCGGGTGACCGAGAAGCCGACTGCCGTCAGCGCAATTTTGAACAATGTTAAATAAATAGGAGATTTTTTGATGCTTCAAAAATCTGTAGGTCTCTATCCTGCTATCGGCATTCCGGGACAGCAGGTTGCATTCAATCAGGCCGTCTACACGCCTCAGAACTATTTGTCTGACGGTACTGTCCAGTGCGGTAGTTTTGCGTTTGCTGTGGCCGCCTCCACAACCGGAACAGCAGTGAAATTCCCTATCGCTTCTTTGAAGGGCTCTGCAGGGGACAAGCCGATTGGTTTTGTTGAGCGCACGTTCACAGCGTCCATCGAACTAGGCACAGATACTCCGGACATTTATCCGAAAGGATCTGAGCTGACGATTGCAGTGAGAGGTGATTACTACATCGTCGCGCCTGCGGCCGCAACTCTCGGCCAAGCCGTTCTCTGCGATCCGACTACCGGCGCCATCTCATTTGGCGCTGCGGGGGCCACAAATGACACCGGTTGGACAGTTCAGACAGCTGGCGCAAAGGGCGACACGATCATCATTTCCAATCACGGCCTCGGTTATAAGCCTGCCGCGAGCGGATCCTAATCTGAGGTAAAAAATGAACGATTTTGAATTAGCAAAACAAAAGGGCGTGCATGGTGTGGACGCAAAAGGATTCATGTCCTATTCCACAGATGCAAAGGGCAAGATCAACGTTGACTACGATGCGACAGTTAAGGCGATGGCTCGAGATGCCGCATTACAGACTCCTGTGTCTGTCGGCGTCCCGTCCGTCTTCACGACATTCATTGACCCGCAGGTCGTCCCCATCCTGTTTGCCGCCCAGAACGCTACAAAGATTTTCGGAGAACAGAGAAAAGGCGATTGGACCGACAACTTCTTCACCTTCCCGGTCGAAGAGTATGCCGGCAATGTGACTCCTTACTCTGACTTCGCAGAGAATGTCTCCACAGACGTTAACGTGGAGTACCCGACCCGCGAAAACTTCTTGTTCCAGACCGTCATCAAATACGGTGATCGTGAGGTGGGTCTTGCGGCCAAGGCCAAGTTGAATGTTGTTTCTTCTAAACAACAGGCCTCTGCCTACGTTATGGCGATGGCTCACAACAAGTTCTCGCTGTATGGTGTCGAAGGTAAGAAGGTCTACGGTCTGTTAAATGACCCGAACCTGAACGCTTCGATTTCTCCGATTTCCATCACCACTGGTTCTACCGCTAACTCTACGTGGGCGGCAAAGTGCGCTGCACAGCCTGAAAAAACCGCAAACATTGTCTATACGGACATTAACAAGCTGTGGGCGGAAATTAGCAAGAACAACGGCGGTCTGGTTGATCAGAACTCCCGCATCATTCTCGCTGTCAGCAACACCAGAGCTCCTTACCTGACTGAGCCGAACTCCTTCGGTCTTACGGCCATGACAATGCTCAAGCAGTCATTCCCCAACATCGAGGTTGTTCAGCTTCCTGAGTTGACCACAACTGCAGGTGAAATGCTGTACATGACTGTTCCTGACCTGTTTGGCATTGAAACCGGTATCTGCGCATTCTCTGAGAAATATTTCTTGGGTCGTGTGGTTCCGGAAATGTCCAGCTACAAGCAAAAGGTCGTTGGCGGAACTTGGGGCGCTGTTATTCGTCGTCCCAGTCTCGTCGCAACAATGCTTGGCGTCTAATCTGAAATAACCAACTACGGAGGCCCGAGAGATCGGGCCTCTTTCTTAGGAGATTGAAAATAATGGCTCGTACCAACACCACAACTCAGAAAGCAACATCCGCAGGAAAGGTTGTCGCAGACAATTTCAGCAATACCCAGAAGAAGAGCGCTGCTAAAACTCAGTCCACTGTGATCATTGCTTGCACCCTGGCACACGGCCTCAAATTTGATGATGTGCCGAATGGCAATGGCGGAACAAAGACGATTGTTTTCCCGGGCGTTAATGATTCGCTTAGAGGAAAACGTGACGGGATCCTGCTTGGCAAGGGGAACTCGGTTGCGTTCCAGATCGACAAAGAGGACTGGGAAAATATCAAGCGCATGCATGGTCAGGAGGCTGTGTTTACAGGCGTGAATGGCGGTATTCCATGCCTGCTTGAGATGAAATCCGTTCAAGAATTCAGAGGCCGCGAGGACGAATTAAAAGAAGCGTCCCACGGCCTCAATCCGATCGATCCTGAATCGGTCAACGTTGAAGAAGTTAAGAACGAAGAAGGTTAACAAAATGGCTGTCGTCGTCTTTGATCCTGAAAAATTTCGAATCCTTCATCCTGCGTTTTCGGATGAAGTTAAATTCCCGGATGAAACTCTCCAGTTCTACTTTGATGTGGCGGTGGAGTTCGTGGGGAATACAGACGCCGACAGCTTTGCTCCCTATGATCCGGACAACAAGATCTATACAAGGGAGCGCCTTCTTGATCTTGCAACCTGCCACCTGCTGACACTCAGCCAGCAGCCGAACGGTCAGGTTGGCAGGATTGCTAGTGCTACGCAGGGAAGTGTGAGTACCAGCTTTGACCTTCTGAAAACGAATACTTTTGTCGGAGATTGGTGGGCTCAAACCCAATGCGGCGCCATGTACTGGACCCTGACGGCCAAATATCGAATTGGCGGCAGAGTTTATCCGGGAAACAATTACCATCCGTGGGGATGATGATGGGCATCAACATCACATCTAACAATGCTTTCAAAAAGCTGTCAGAGAAGCTCAAGGCCGACGCCAATAAAAAGCTTGAGATCGGAATAATGATTCCGGACATTGCCAGCATTGGGATGTATTTGGAATATGGGTGGACTCAATCAGTGACGAGTAAGCAAGGACACTATCTGTCAGCTCAGCTAGGGCTTCCTCCGAACAGTAAATTCACGACCCTGTACATGCCTCCGCGTCCGTTTATGCGAGCCACCTACGCTCAAAAACGAATGGATTGGCAGGAGAAATTTAGGTCCCGCTTCCTAAAAACTTTCGACATAAAGCATTCGTTAGGAGTCATGGGGCAAATGGCTACCGATGACATCAAGCAAACGATTCGAGAAGCAGGTATTCCTGCTGGTTCATTTCCTAAACGATCAGATCTAACGATGGCACTGATGCAGGCAAGAGGAGAAATGGACAAGGCTAAGAAGGCTAAAGGGAAAGGCACTCCGCCTAACAACGTGATGACTACAAAGCCTCTAACGCTGAGTGGCGTCCTGCAAAGCTCAATAACTTGGAAGGTTTCCTAATGTCTCTCAACCTACACGCAATTGTCCGCCAGGCAATTAACGCCAACTACGCGGACGAGACTTTTAAGCTGTATCGATCGGTCGGCCAAAAGAATGTAGGAGGGATTGTCCAAGCGTATTACGCACCAGCAGAGGAGATCCAAGGGAATTTTCAAAGCGAAGGCGATAGTGCGTTGGATCATGCCAACTTAGCCGGACAGAACACCATTATCCGGCGCCTGTACCTCTACGCATCGAGCGACCAGAAGGAGCGGCCTTGGGCAATCTATAGGCCCTTAGCAAGGTCGGGAGATTATGTCGAAGACTCCAAGGGAGGTCAGTGGCTGATCACTGCGGTGATCGAGGATTTTTCGGACGCAGGTTGGGAAGCGGTCCGCTGCACATTCCAAACCACGCCTCAGAAGCTGAACATCGTAGAGGATGAAGATGAAAGCACAAAACCTGACCCCGAACATCCGGACAGCGATCCAGGAGTTTCTTGAGATATTTGCAGTTCCGGACGTGGCGCCGGAAAACATTTTCTACGGTAATCAGAACAATCTGGCATTGCCTCCTGAGGGGAACGATTACGTCATCTATTCCTACATCTCAAGCGTCCGACACGGGACGAGTGCCGAGGATTGGACGAAAGACCAAACCGATGACAATGTTTACCTCTCAACGACTACAGAAGTCTTGGTTCAGGTCGATTGCTATGCATCGACTTTAAACGGCTCCGACGGAATGAATGCCATGCTGAGGGCTCAGGCCTTGGAGACTGTATGCAGGTCTCAAGTAGGCGTGCAGTTCTTTGTTGACAGAGGAATAAGTCTTCTTCATGCAGACGACCCAAGAGACACAACTATCGTCGGGGACTCTGACAACTATGTCAGGAGATCCACGCTGATGATTCACCTCAGCATGCAGAGCCAGATCAAAGTTTCGATGGGATTCTTTAGTGCGGTTGATGTTGACCTAAAAAACGTTGATGTGAGCTACCCACCGAAGGAAAAGGAATGAATGAGCAACTTGCTTTCAAACTTGGGCGTGCATTCAAACTAGGAATGATGTACGGATTGGGAAGGACCTATGCAGATCTTGGAAAAGCAAGGGATGCAGAAAAAGATCCGGAAGAGTGGATAACGTCCAAGGGCACCCATATTCCTGTTGGTAAGTCAGGAAAGTTAGAAGGGAAAGTAGGGGAAAAGATAGAACGACAGGCTCAAAAAAATCAAAAATTTAAATTGGATGATTTCACTCGAGACCTTGACGGAGGAAAAAGTCCCAGAGCAGTTCTCAAAGAAGCAGCTCAGTCTTTAAAGGGTTCATATTCTGTCAGTCTTCCCGGTATTGGGATGGGCAAAGTGATCCTTGGAAAAAGCTTCGTTGACGAGAGTGGGAAGTACCTCTATACAGGAGAGGGTAAGACGAATCCTAAAAAGAGAAAAGAAATTGCCAAACGTCAGCTGTATGGAATGTCAAATCTCGAGACGATTCTTTCTGATGGCGTTAGGACAAAATGGTCTAACGATCCAGCCCATCATGAAGACCGTGATTTCATAACGATTTATAAAAAACTTCCCTATCAAGGTAGGGAGGTCGTGTTTGGTGTCGATATAAGCCGAAAGAAGGACACACCAAAGGATAAAGAAAAACAGATTTACAATGTCGGAAACTCAAGGAACCAAGGGTTTACCAAGAAACAGAAACACTCGGTGATTCCTATCAAGCACGCAAAAGATGAATTCGTTCCGGAAAGTTATGAGATTGTAGGAATCCGGAGTTGAAAACAGAAAACCCGACTTATCTAGGTGATGGTCTTCACAGAGCTAGAGTTCATCGGGTTTTTAATTTCAGGCCCTCTAGGAAGGTCAAGGACCGACTTCCCTCAGGCCGCCTGAAAAATCTAGGTGTGATTTTAACAACAGATAAGCCTAAAGACAATAGTTTGTAGTCTTTTAGAGAAAAAATAGCCCCGATCAGTTGGTAGCTGAGCGGGGTTTGAGTTAACTGATTGCAAGGGAATCAGTCAATATGAACATTTTACACGACCTAGCGGAGGCCCTAACCATGGTCACTGCCGTTCCTTTGTATGCAGCTCTTCCTGTTTACCTAATCGGTTACGGGCTCGCAGTTTGGGTGATTGCGAAAGCGATTAAGGCTGTAAAGGATATTTTCAAATAAATGAGTTTCTGGTGTGGCTCATAGCCGCTCCATAAAAATTATCGTCGGCGCCATCTGGCGCTTTTTTATTTTGAGGAAAAATATGTCAATCAATGCTAATCGATTGGTTTCTATCACCCCTCGCATCATTGGAGCTGGGAGCGCCGATCTTGAAACAAATGGTCTGCTGCTGACCCAGAATGCTCTGATTCCTGCAGATTCTCCGGCACTGGAATTTGTGACCGCTGCCGCTGTCGGGAATTATTTTGGTGCGGAGTCTCCTGAGGCCGACTTTGCTACCCAGTACTTCTCTGGCGTAAACAATCAGCAGAGAGCGATTCAGCGTCTTTTTGTAGCCCGCAGAATCAATGCAGATGCCGCCGCTTGGATTAAGTCTGCTCCGATCACAGCTCAACTTTCTGAACTGACAGCCATTAAGACCGGTTCCCTGACGATTTCGGTCAATGGCACAGAAAAAGAGGTCGTGAACCTCGACTTCTCCACGGCCAAGTCTTTCAGTGACGTTGCAACTGAGTTGGCTTCTGCAGTTGGTGCAGTTTCCGGCGCCTTTAACTCTGATCAAAATGCCATCATTCTGACCACTACAGAGACAGGCGATACCGCTTCAATCTCCTTCGCTACAAAGGCGACCACTGGAACGGATGTATCTGCATTGCTCGGACTGACGGCGGATTCCGGAGCCGTTCTCTCTCAAGGTTCCGATGCTCTGACACCTGCTCAAAACATGAATCTTGTGACTTCCGTTTCTCGTAACTGGGTCGGATTCACAACTCTTTATGCAACAGAGGTGGCTGAGGCTTCTGCTTTAGCGGCTTGGGCTGACATTGATGATGACTACGTGTACTTTGATTGGTCCACAGACACAAAGATGCTGGATCAATCTACCCAGTCCACAACGAAAGCCGCCCAATTAGCTGAAAGCAATTACAACTGTTTGGCAATTGTTTACGGTACCGCTCAGGATGCCGCGGCCTTCCTTGCAGTTGGCGCTTCTATTGATTGGTCCGCTATCCAGGGCATTAAGACGTGGTTTGCGAAGTCGGCTTCCGGAATTAAGGCTTCCGTTCTCAGCGACGAAGTGGCGGAAGCCCTGGATGATCTCAAGGTCAACTATGTCGGCGCATTTGCAACACGTAATGCAGAGTTTGACTTCATTAACCGTGGCTGTCTGCTCTCCGGAATCTACCAATGGATTGACGCTCTGTATGGAATGATCTGGTTCAAGGCCCGCATTCAGCGTCAGATCATGGACGGGTTCGCTGCAATCAATCGCGCACCCTACAACGCTATCGGCTTTGCTTATGTTGAGGCATGGTTGCTCGATCCCATCAATGATGCCAAGCGCAATGGCGTGATTGATACAGGATTGGCTCTGTCTAACTCGCAGGTTCAGCAGTTGCTAACAGAAACCAACAACTCAACGATCAAACAGGATCTGTATTCGAAGGGTTACTGGTACCTCATTGAATCTCCGTCGGCAAATGTGAGAACCCAGCGAGGAAGCCCTCGCTTGGGGCTTTGGTACACCTATGCCGGAAGCATCCAACGAATTGAGATGCCTTTGACAGCCGTCATGTAATCAAAATTTCACAACCGCAAAGACCCGTCGTGATGGCGGGTTTTTCATTTAGGAAAGATTAAAAATGCCCGTACAAAACTTTGACATCACATCCGCCAATGCGTCAGCAGTGATGACGATTGAAGAGCTTTACCCGAACGGTCTGAAACTGGAAAGATTCTCCACAGATGCGGCTATCGTTGCCGATTCCCAGCAGGTTGCCGAGACTCGAATGGGTGTTGACGGTCGTATGGCCGCCGGCGTTACACCAAATATTTATCCAGTCACAATCACGCTTGAAGCAAACTCCCCGACAGCGGCCGCATTTACAACGCTGTTTGAGGCTATGAGTTCAAATAAACAGCTTTACGTTTGCAATCTGACAATCAAGATTCCATCAATTGGCAAGACCTACCAGTTCTCCAACGGTGTATTGCAGACAGCAAATCCGATGCCCGGACTGAATAAAGTCTTGGCTGCTACGACCTGGGTATTCCACTTCGAGTCTATGGAGCGCATCTAAATGAGAGAGCCAGTTATCTTCAAAACGACAGACGGCGATAAGCAGCTGACGTTCAAAATTTACCCGTTCCCAGCAACGAAATCAGAAGACCTCTTAATCCGGATTCTCCTCTTGACAGGGAAAAACCTCGATTTAGACGCCTCTGTTTCGTATAAAGAAATTATCAGGGCGCTGGCATCCGTCCCTCACATGGAAGCGAAGGCCCTCCTAGATGAGCTTCTGACTTGTGTCTACAAGGTTGATGGCAACAATGAGCGTCAATTTTCGTATGACGATGCCGACGGCTACATTAGTAACCCGATGACTTTGATCCGCCTTCGTGTGGAATCCCTGAAGGTGAACTTCAGTTTTTTTCAAAATTTCGGGAAACTGTTCTCCCACGCAGAGCCGAGTTCCTAGCAGATTGCGCGAAGGTTCGGGGAGTTGCCCAAGTTAGCAACTTCCCGCCTTTGTTCTCCCGGCTTATATCCGGAGGAATGGCAACCCTCACGGAGTTGCAGACAACGATCACGCTTGAAGAAGCGTACCAGCTCGATGAGATCCTTCTAGTCAAAAACTACAACGCGTGGCTTGCAAATAAATCGGATTAGAAAATGGCAAAAACAACTGACAGTCTGTTAATCGACATTGGTTTAAATGCCGATGGGATCATTGAGTTTTTCGATAGCCTCTCAAAGAAGATCGATTTCTTGATCAAAAAGTCTGCGGATGCCGGAGACAATCTTGATGAACTTCTTGGCAATCCGATTGGCGATCAAACAGCTGCGGCAGTCGAATCAGTCAAAAATAATTCTGATGCTGCTACTTCTTCAATGAGGCAAGCTTCTCAAGCAGGTCAAAAGGCTGGAAAAGACATTGAGAAGGGAGCGAAACAGGGATCTCAGGCCCTGCAAAAACTCGACTCAATGGCCTCAAAGGTCTTCTCAGCGATAAAGGGATATGCCGGTCCCTTGGCGGCCATGTTCGGCGCCAAGATGATGTTCACAAACTTCATTGATGAGGGCGATAAGTTAGACAAGCTCTCAAAAGAAGTCCGGATGAATGTCTCTGAGCTGGATGCTTGGAGAAAAGCGAACGTGGCTGCGGGAGGTTCTGCAGATGCGTTCACTAATGCGCTCAAATCGTTCACCGATCGCACCGGCGCCAGTGCCTCTGTTTTTCTGCGCATGGGAAAACAGCTCAATGGCATGAACGATGCTCAGGCCAACTATGCCCTGAAGTATCTCGGTCTTACCCGGGAAAGTGCTGCGGTATTTCTTCAGAACAACAAGCAAATGAACGAGCTTGTTGGGAAGTACCGGCAAATGGCACTGTCTCCTAAAGACGCGGAAAACGCCAGACGGTTCAAAATCCAATGGGAAATCACAACCATGTCGATGAAGAACCTCGGCAATCAGGTTGCCAAGGTGTTTCTTCCGTACGTCGATAAGGGGATGAAAAAATTTGGTGAGTTCACGGACTTTGTTGCGCAACATAGTGAATTCATCAAAATAGCACTGGAATTGGTTGCGGGAGCCGCGGCAATAGCTTTAGGCCCGAAGTCGGCGTTAATGCTGGGAGGAAAGGCCTTAGGTTTATTAGCCAGTCCTGTTGGGTTGGTTGTTGCCGGCATTGTTGCTTTAGCCCTTGCATTAGATGACCTAATAAGTTTTGCAAAAGGCGGACCAAGCGCGTTTGAAGACCTGCTCAGATCAATGGGCACGTCTGATGATGAAATCAAGGAGCTTCGTAAAAGCTTCCAAGATGCGTGGAAAGCCATCCAAGATCTGATGGACGCCCTAAAGCCTGTCGGAGATCTTTTCCTGCAGGCTTTCGGATCTGTCATCAAGGTAGCTGTTGAGACAATCGTTCTGACGATAGGGAAGGTTGCTGAGGTTATCGCGAAGGTCATCAACTCTGTATCCGGATTAAGGGATAAGTTTGTTGGTGCCTTTGAATCTATCAAAAGCAGCATTCAGCCGATCGTTGACTGGATCTCCAGTGCACTGTCAGACATCACAAACTTTGAAATGCCTTCGTGGGTTAATCCCATGAACTGGTTCGGAAGTGATGACAAGAAGAAGGCTGTGGTGGCACCGGCTGGGGCTACTGCCGGAAATGCCGGAGGAGTCGTCAAAGAAAAAGGCAGAACGACAAACATAAACTCTCCGATTTCTAACCAGACTGTAGTCAATTTCAACGGAAATCCGGACAAGGAACAAGTTATTCAAGGAGTTAATCAAGGTGTCTCTCAGGCCATGCAAGGGTCAACAGACATGTTGAATAACGCCGCTTCGGGGGTTGAGTTCTGATGGCGTCTATAAATTCAATCATGGGATTGTCGTGGGCAGTCGTTGGAAACAACCTGCTTCCGTTTATTCCCTACGTTTCGATTGCTGCAGTTGACGCAGACCAGAGTTCTCGGATTCCGACTGAACCGATCGAAAAGGGTCAATTGGCCGCTTACAACATTGTGCGGGAGCCTGAGCGGGTAAACGTCGAATTTTTGTTCAACGGAAGTTATGCCGTTCAGGTTTTGGCCCTCGCAATGTTAGACCGGAGGATGAACAGTACAGACACTTGTACTATTTTTTCTCCGGCAAAAATCTGGCGGAATATGGCTCTGGAGCACTATGACTTCTCCCGAACCCAGACTTCCAATGCCTGCATGTTGTCGATTCATGCCTCTTTTGTTGAGATCATCACGGTCAATCTGAATCAGCAGAAAATCGCGTATTCGCCAAAACGATCCACTTCTGCAGTCAAGGTAAACACAGGGCAGGCCCAAACAAAACCAACGATGGCCCAAAGCTTGATCAAATGGGCTGGAGGCCTCGGCAAGTAGAAACCTTTTTAACCATCTGGTTGCAATGGTGGTGGAACATGATCCAAATCAATATTTCAGCTCTGCCGTGGCAAGAGTTTTCTGTCGTGTTGGACGGTCAGAATTGTGTCATCAGCCTGAGGCAGGTGGCCGAGCACATGTACTGCAATCTGACATGCGAAGAAGTCGAGATATTTAAAGGCCGCAAGGTTTGCGTGGGAACCGACATCAATACTTATCCTTCGCCGAACTTCAAAGGCAAACTCAGAATGATCGACACTCTGGGCAATTCAGATCCGCAATATGAAGGATTAAACGACCGCTGGATCCTTGTGTACGCAAGCGAGAACGAGGTTTTAAATGGTGCTATACACGCAGAAAGACATTGCTGTAACGGTCGCTATGGACGGACAAGAAGCAATCACTTTTAAAGACTTTGCTGTGTCTGTCTCTATTGATAAATCAGGTTGTCCGGCATATCCAAAAGCTTCAGTTGTCTTGAAAGGGTTGTCTCTGAACACAATGGAGCGGCTGACGCATCTCGGCTTTAAGTCCTTTTCTTTGAAGCGGAACAAAATCAATATTTCCGCAGGTCAGAAAGGGAAGACCTTATCAGTTATTTTCAAAGGCGAGATCATCAATGCTTGGGCGGATTTCAATACAGCTCCGAGTCCGGTGTTCAAAATCGAGGCAAATTGTGGTCTTTTTCCCGCTTTAATTCCACAGCCTCCGATTTCTGTCACAGGTAACCAAACAGTTTCTGGCTTGATTGAGCAGATTTCAAATGAAGTTGGATACGTCTTGGAAAACAATGAAGTTACAGCTTCAATCCGAGATTGCATTATCAACGGGGACCCAGTGACAAAAATGCGTCGAATTGCTGATGCAGTTGGTGCAAATCTCTTGTTTGATGATGAGAAAGTTGTTCTCATGCCGAAGAAGGGGAGCCGGAAGACACAGGGCGAATTGCCATTGATTAACTCCTCCAACGGCATGATTGGTTATCCGACATTCTCGAACAATGGGATCAACGTCTCATGCTTTTTCCGTCCGGAGTTGAGGATCGGAGCGAATTTCAAACTGGAATCAATCGTCCCTCATGCTTCCGGAACTTGGAAGATCGTCTCCCTCAAACATGAATTGAGTGCGAATGATCCGGCCGGAGGTTCTTGGAAAACTTCAATCTCCGGAATTTATCCGAGGTGGTAAATGTCAGACAAAGAACTTAGTGCGAACTATGACAACTTCGCCTCCAGCAATCCGTTGAACTCGATGGAGTTTTTTATTCGTTCGCTGATCTCTCAAGTGGTAAGTACCTCCTTGCCTGTTGTTGTGACGGCAGTGGAACGTAAAGGAGAAGATGCCGGCGCCGGATATGTTACGGTCAAGCCACTTCTCCAGCCAAGAAACAATTCGGGAGACGGTTTGGAAGTGACTACTATTCCAAAGCTTCCGTATTTTCGTTTGCAGCATGGCAAAGCCGCGATTATCTGTGATCCTAAGGTCGGAGACATTGGGCTGGCAGTTGTAGCAAAGCATGATATTTCAAACATCAACGGCAGCACGACTCCAAAGGTTCCTGCAACTTATCGAAAATTTGATCCGTCCGATTCGTTCTATATCGGAGGATTCTGGGGAAAAGCTCCGGAAGTCTTCATTCATTTAGAAGACGAAGGAACTATCAAAATTAAAGCTCCGACAAAGATCACGATTGAATCCCCGGAGTGTGAGGTCAATGCAAGCACCAGTTTCACAGTTAACTCTGCTCAGATCAACTTGAACGGTCCGATTTCCGGCGGTGGCTCTGGCGGCGCTGATGCAACATTCACAGGTGATGTAAATGCGAAGGGCATCAGCCTCACCAGCCACACGCACACAGGCGTCCAAAGCGGAAATTCAAGCACCGGCGCCCCGCAGTAAACGAGGAAGTTAGACCATGCCGCATACAGCAAAAACAGCTCTTCTGAATCCTCAGTCATGGGATCTTCAGCTGACAAAGGAAGGAAATATCCTTCTTACGTCCGGAGCTTTGGCTATAGCTCAGAACTTGGCCAACGAGATTCGTTTGTGGACCAACGACGCCTATTTCCAGCAGGCCAACGGCATTGCATGGAAGGAAGCCCAGCTCGCGAAAAAGCTGGATTCCTCCGTCCTTGCTCAATTGATTCATGAGGCTGGAAATAGGGTTGATGGTGTGAAGTCCGTTGATTCTGTTGACATTACTGAGTTCGATGAGGAAACCAGAACTCTGCACGGAGAAATCACGATCACGACAGAGCAGGACGAAACAGTTTCTTTTGTGTTCTAAAAAATTATGGCTCAAATCATTTTTAATCCGCTGGTCGGCGTTGAACTGCCGAGCACGCAAGAGATTCGTTCTGAGCTCGGCTCCCGGATCCAGCAGGCGTTTCAAACATCGCCAACGGATCCGCTTTTGAACATCGAGCCCAGTTCGCCAATGGGACAGGTCCTTGATCTGATTGTGGCCGAAATCGAGGCCAAAAACTCTGAGATTCTTTTCCTGTCGAACATGGTTAATCCGGATCTCGCAACAGGAAAGTTTTTGGATGCACTGGCAGCTCTTTACGGTTTAGACCGCAAGATCTCCGAGCCTACAGTGGTCAACTGCGTGCTCACAGGCTTAAAGGGAACAGTGATCCCCTATGGCGCGATCGCACAAGATTCCCTCGGAAATCAGTACAGACATTCGGCCGCAGCAGGTGCGCGAATCGGAGATACCGGAAGTGTCACATCCGCCTTTACTGCGATTGAGCACGGCCCGCTTGAAGTAGCAGCGGGAGCAGTGAACAGAATCGTCACAACGATTGCTGGATGGGACACTATCACCAATCCTGCCGCCGGCGTAGTCGGTCGAGATGAAGAGACGGACGCAGAACTTAGAAATCGAATGGTAGAAAGTTATGCTGTCAACGCCACCGGGTATGTCGAAGCGATTGAGGCAAACCTAGCTGCGCTCGAAGGCGTTCTCGATGTTAGAGTTTTAGAGAATCCCACGAATGCTGCCATCACGCAGTTCGGCGTGAGCATCAATCCGCATTCCATTCTCGTCGCTATCGTTGGCGGAGAGGATGAGCAGATCGCTCAAACGATCTACCAGCGTAAAGATGCAGGCTGTGGGACTACCGGAACCTATCAGGTTTCCTACACGGATTCTAGGTTCTACAACGCAACTTACGTCTACAACATTGTTAGACCGCAGAATCAAGCCTTGAAAGTCAAGATCGAATTCTTTGCTACTTCAATGAATCCGACTGAGAAAAACAACGTCATTCAGGCTGTGATCAATGACGTTCTTGGACAAGGTTCGAATGACCGCGTTTCTTTGGCCTCGACTGTCTACGCTTCTCGGTTCTATGCCGCAATTCAATCAGCGACAGAAGTTCCGGTTGCATCCATTCAAGTTGCTTTAGGTTCTGGAGCTTTCGGATCCAGTGTCCAAATTCCTGCGAATGTTGAGCCTACGATTCAAGAGTCCGATGTTTCTCTGGTATTCCAGACAGGAGGCTAACAATGGCAGATTCTGCAACTTGGCGGAACATTCTGAGTGTTGAGGATTTTCGAAAACTCTCAAATGTCCGATCGTTGATTTCTATTGCCCTCCAGTCACAGTATTCGCACTCCGAGCGATACAGACAATTAGGGTTGCTTTTTAATGCGGAATTAGACGCGTCCCCTCAGTTGGACGCGTTTTTTAATTTCATATTGAACCCCGATACAGCTTCCGGGGTTTGGCTGGATTGGTGGGGCAGGCGCGTAGGCGTGAATCGGAACCTCGTTGTCGACGGTCAGGACACTCGGCTGGATGATGAGTTTTTCCGGTTTCTGATTTTTTATCGAGCCGTCGTAAACGTCTCGAACTCTACGGCTGAAACTATCAATTCTTTGCTTACTCGGTTGATAGGCCTGCCGGCATTTGTCACCGACTACCAGGACATGACGATAACGATTCGCATTGTTGGTGATCCCTCTGCTGTCCAAATCGCCATTCTGCAAAACTACGGCTTGTTAAACAGGCCCGCTGGGGTTTTGGCAAATGTGGAGACGGTCGTTCCAAATAATCTGGTATTCGGATTTTTCGGATCCAATTTATTGCCATTTAATCAAGGTGTCTTCAATCCTTCAAAGGTCATTGAGATATGAGTAATTATCCAAAGTATCAATTAAGTGCAGCTATCGCACAGGACGGAGAAATTACCATTCCTCCGTTAACTTCAGAAGAAGCTGGATTAGGACGGCTCTCTCAGCAAATAGGTTGGGGACGAGAAAATGCTATTCCCATCGAACAAGGCGGCATTCCTCCATTTAAGTCCGACTTCAATGGCGTCTTTTTCCTGCTTTCTCAATTTCTTCTGTGGTATCAACAGGGCGGGATTATGAATTATTCCGCCCTCTTGGACTACGAAGTTGGGAACGAAGTTATGCAGAATGGAACTAAGTACCGCTGCATCCAAGCCAACGGACCATCAAGTACCAAGGTGGCGCCCGGAACTAACAGAGCAGTTTGGAAAAATATCGACATTACCGTTCCAGCGGGCGCCGTAGTTCCTTTTCATAACGTGACATTAGGTGGTAGTGATGGGAGACGCCCAGTTTTTTGGGGAACTACTCAAGCCGACGAAGGCTGGATTCTATGTGATGGCCAGAGTGACGGGCAGAATGGTGTAACTCCAAACTTGATTGGAAAATTTATAAAAGGATCTCTACCAAAAGATTCGGGCACAACCGGAGGTGCTTCAACCATTGAGATTCCAGATTTGACCGTCAACGGCACAGTTGGTGCTACTGCGCTGACGGCCGCACAGATGCCTGCACATTCTCATTCAGGTAGCACATCTCCTGCAGGTGCTCATACCCACACAAGAGGTTCAATGAACATCACCGGACAAATTTCCGCCAACTGGTTGAGCGTGATTGGTAACGGTCCTCTTGTTTACGTAGGTGATCATCCCGGATGCTCCGATGGCCGTCAAAATGGTCGAGGTGTTTTCAATATTGATGCGTCCAGAACTTGGACGGGAGAAACATCTTCTAATGGCTCTCATCAGCATGGATTGAGTATCGGCTCTACTGGTGGAGGTCAAACGCACACGCACACCTTAACAGCGAACGCAAAAATCACAGGCGTTACCAATGAGCCGCCTTTTTACACGCTCGCTTATTTCTTGCGCTTGCCGGAGTAATTGATCATGGCAGATTCGAAATTCCAATTTCATTACACGCCGACAGGAACCGGAGTTATCAGCGGCCCCGAAGTTCTTCAGCAGACGGAGGACGCTATTAACGATGTTGGCGCGTACGCAGACCAAGCCTCTGACAATTCCGAAGAGGCTCTATCGATCGCTAAGGAAGCTCGGCAAACAGCACAGACGGCAAATTCAATTTCTTCAAATGCATTGGCGGAAGCGAATGCTGCAAATGAAAAAGTTGAGACTTTGAAGCAAGTAGTCGATGATTGGGATGCAGATATACAGACTGCTATTGCTCAATCTAAGAGTGCGGTCGATGCGTCCACGGTGGCAGTTACAACAGCGAACTCGGCACAAACTTCGGCTTCCGCGGCTCAGACTGCTGCTCAAGGTTCAGCTGCTAGTGCTCAAACTGCGGCTAACAACGCGGCTCAATCTCTGCAAACTGCACAGGCGGCGCAACAGGCGGCAGAAACTGCCCAGAGCAATGCCGAAACCGCACAAACGGCGGCAACAACTGCCCAAACCGCCGCGCAGACTGCCGAAACGAAAGCTCTTGAGGCGGCTGCAAGTGCCTATGCTGTCAGAGTAATCAATCAAGCGCTCCAAGTTTCGGCCACTATTCAAATCTCTGATTTGAAGCCTCAAGGCAACATTAAAGCTGGTGACACCGTAGTCGGAACTGATGGAAGAATGTTCACGATTGCGTCTGTGGACACAGCTGCCGGGACAGCTCTTTTATCTGCTGACTACACGGATTTAACGCCGAGTGTCTCATATGAGGCGGCTCAAGCCCTTACAGAGACGCAACAAACCACAGCACGGTCGAACATCAACTTTACAGCCGGTGCGGAATCTTGGGCTGAAACCTATTTCAATGGTCATGTCGATGACTACCTCTGCCCGATTCTCGAAGAACTGATTCTCGAGAACGGAGGTACACAGCAACAAATTGACGATGCCAAGAACACGCAAACCAGTAGCAACTCTGAATCAGGAAACTCTTAAAAAGGACAAAGCATGAAAACACTTGAAGAAGTCCGGCAAGAGATGTTGGCCAAGGCTATGGGTCGGCCTCTTGCAAAATATTCATTGAAGGACGCGGACGGAAGAATTGTTGTTTCCTCCAATGCACCGAGTCAGCACGCGTTTACAGATCCCAAAGATGAGGCGTACGCAGAGAGCCATTACAAGCTATCCGAAAGATTTAAGCGAGATGATGGAGTAATCATCAAATATTGGAAGCTTGAGCCCAGTCCTCAAGGCTATTTCCACAGTGCTGACGGTAATTACTACCTTTCAACAGAACTTCCTGAACTGGATGACAAATTTGTCCAAGAGCGTTACGAACAAGAAGTTAGAGGAGAGCGCAATGCTCGAATCTCTGACACTGATAAGTATGTTCAGCTCCCGGACATTACTGTGCAGTCAGCCGCCAAGGCGAAGAGAGCTCAATTAACTGAAGAAGATCGACAGGCGTTATTGAATTATCGCCAAGCACTTAAAGATCTTCCGGACAAGCCTAGCTTTCCTTTTATCGACTATCCGGCATTTCCGGAAGCTTTGGCCTACGAATTGGAGCAGGCAGTTGATGCCCGCAACTCTATGAGACAAGGAGGTTTTTTCAATGTTTAAACAATTAGCAAGTCTGTTGTGTAGCTTATTCGTTCCTCGCAGATCAGTGAGCGGCGGCTGTGGGGGGGGGTAGTTTAACTATATATGGGAAAAGGTCGTCAGAGATAGGCATTTCTGATTTCATTTCAGGAAATATCTTGGTCCATACAGCTACGGACACAGACGCTTTTATCACAGACTCTTTTATTTATGTGGCTCCAGCGGATGGGGTTGCTTGGATTTACGCAACGCAAGCGATATTTGTTGGTATCCGCAATAAAGCCCAAAATAAATGGCCGACCCTAACAAGACTTCAACAACCCGGCTCCAATCTTGGAGCATACATGTACATCAGAAAAGGACAGCAAGTTGAATACCACTATGGCATGAGTGCCGGAATGGTTTATTGCTATTTCTGCCCAATCTAATAACGCCGAGCATTTAGGCTCGGCAAGGAGTTTAAATGCTAAAACAACTTATTCAGCGGCTACTCGATAGCCGAACTACTCCGAGCGAGGCGGCGCATTCCGCTTTGCGCAACACGTCTTCCTCTACAAGTATCTTCACAGGGGAACAGATATACACTGCGCCCGAAGACGGGTTCATAACTGTAGAGGGCAAATCTGAAGCAAATGGCGGCAGTGCTATTGGAATTAGCAGCAACGGAGAGAATTATTTTCTAAGAACTTTCCAATCTGTTAAAGATTGGGGTCAAGCCGTGACCGCTCCCGTGAGCAAAGGAGAGACCGTCTCTATATCTCTTTATAACTTGACTGATATTGAGGTTAAATTCTACAAATCATTCGGGGGGGGATAATATTCTTGTTCGGAGGGCTCTGCCATGCTTAAGGCCCTCGTTCAACTATTTGCCGAAAGTTTTCTTAAGAGCAAAAAATCTTGGGTTTCAGAACAATCAGCTCCTATTATCCATCAGGGCATTAATATTCCTTGCACAAGCACCACGGATTTCTTTACCTACACCGCACCGTGCAACGGCTGGGCGACTTCTCGGTGCAATTCAACTACAGTCTCAGCTCTTGAAATCCAAGTCGAGAACGGGCAGATGGCACTTGCTTCCATACTTAACGGAAACACTGCGGGAGCTGGAATCTGTTGTTACGTTAAAAAAGGGACACAGATTAAGTTCTTGTGCCGTGGCGGAAGTACAACCGATTATTCTCTTTGGTTCTACAAAGCAAGTTCAGACTTTTAATCCTTTGACAGGAGGCGCATTATGCTGAAAAGTTTATTGAGCCTCCTATTATCGAAGTTTTACAGCAAACAGGAATCCGCTTTAGTTGCATCCTTGGCCTTACCAGATAAAAGCGTTAGCACTAGCGTATCTGTAACCGGTGGCCGCAACGAATACGTTGCGCCCAACGATGGATATTTGGAATTCATAACAACAGTAACAAACAACGGTATCAACGTGTATGGGCAGGTTTTACAGACTAGTAGCTACCCTCGTGAGGGACGAGCAGCCAAACTCTTTGTTCCTATTGCTAAGGGTAAAAAAATAATTTTTGAGACTGCCGCAGATACTTCTGCGACGTTCTATGCTTTGGTCTGGGGGGGGGTATCAGCTCTTAAGAACGCTCTTCTGCAAGGAGGTGCAATATGCTTAAGCAACTTGTGCAGCTCTTTGCGGAGAAATTCTTACAGAACAAGCGGGAGTGGGTGGCGGAGCAGTCGGCAATTTCTATTCAAAGCTCTTCTGAACTACCTGTTATTGCAGATGGAGAAAGTCACCCATTCACCATGCCATACACGGGGGTTGTCAACCTCAGAGGTTATGGAGTTTGGTTTGCCGATATTGGAGGGTTCAATCTCATCAATCTCGGACCATCTGCGAATGGGAATCTTTCGATCTGGGCTTACGCTAAAAAAGGTCAAGAACTTACCTACGCAATTGGGCGATCAAATCAGTTCTCTACTGCCTATCTTCGAATATACAAAGTCGAGGGGAACAATTGATCAGATGTTTGGATGTGCGTCATGCTGAAATCAGTTTTAGCGCTCCTCCTCTCCAAGTTCGTGAAGAGAAGTGACACGGAGTTCATTGCTCAACAAGGAATGCCGAAAAAATGGGCTGATCGAATAGTCATCGCACAAGGCAAGGAAACTCTTGATGGTACGTATACAGCGCCGTGTTCCGGATATGTCTGCATCGACGGAGCAAGTAATACTAGTTACATAGAGGTAGGGAACGGTCCCCGTTCACGACAACAGGTTGCACTGACTTCAGGACAAGTTCGCCTAGCATGGCCTGATGTATACATGCCCGTCAAAAAAGGGGATAGTTGCAAATATGTGGCCGCGGTGTTAGACGGAAATACAGACAACTCAACCGTATATTTCATCCCCGCAGTCGGAGGCCAAACCTCCTAACCGCTCCGCCCCTCCATGTGAGGGGCTTTTCGTCAGGTGTGCGCATTGAAAGAAAAAGCGCTCATACCATATCTAAAAAGAGAGATAGACATGGAAACAGATTTCAGCCTCAGCGAGTTTGCCAGCACGGTGAACCTAATAGTGTTCGCGCTTATTCTTATCTGCGCCGCCTCGGGCTCGGCTATGCCGTACGTGAGAGGAGAACGGGGCTGGAATTTTCCGCGCTGGTTCATTGAGTTTGTTACCTCATGTGCCGCTGGCTTCATTGTCTATCTGATCCTCCGCACCTCCAAACTCTCTTGGGAATGGATTGGAGCGTGTAGCGGGGTTTCTGCATATTTTGGCCTGAAGATCATGAACACCTTATACGGGGTCATCACGGGCAAATTGAAACTCACTGTTCATAACAACAATGGAGAGCACCATGGCAATTAGTATGCGCTCAGTTTTTGCAGGGCTAATAAAGCTCATTCTATTTTTCGCGTTTTACATCGCTGGCTACCTGACCAACGCTCAGTTGAATCAGTACACAATCGTGTCCCAGCAAGACCGCATCAACAGTCTGGAGAACGAAACCGCGCTCCAGCGGCTTCAGATCAACGAGCTTAACCGCCGAGCGACATCAAATACCGAGAGCATCAAACAGCTAACGAAAATTCAGCAAGACCTGGAGACCTTGAAGTCTGAAGTACAGAGGTTGCACGGTATCAAGAAGGAGCCTAAATGAGAAAGCAAGATATTTTGTTGTACCCGCCTGAATTAGCAACTCAGTTCATATCTGAGTTTGAGCAAGGTCCCAAAGGCGGACCGGCCCTTGAATCCTACAAATGCCCCGCTGGGGTCTGGACCATCGGGTTCGGACACACCAAAGATGTACATCCTGGAGAGCACATTACGCGGGCCGAGGCTTACGACCTACTGGACAAAGACCTCATTCATAAACAAGAGGAGCTGGCAGCGCTCGTTCACGTACCCGTTACCGAGAATCAATTTATTGCCCTGATGTCTTTCGTTTTCAACTTCGGCATTACGAAGTGTCGCAGGTACACACTCTTCAAAATGATTAACGCAGAGAATGAGGACGGAATCCGTGAATGGTGGCCGAAGTATGTGAATCCTGGCTCCAAGTTTGAAGACGGCCTGAGGCGCAGACGTTACGCAGAACTAGAACTATTTTTCAGAAAATGATCCGAGTAATTTTGATTATTGCCGCCGTGATGTTCTCCAGTCTCCTGGGTTATCACTTCGGCCAGCAGGAAACAGAGTTGCGCTGGACGCAGGAGCGGGAGCGGCTACTGGCTCAGCAGATTGAAACGTTACATAGAAAGGATAAAGAAATTGCACAGTTGGAAAAGTCTATTGGTGTCCTTAACGATTCTGCTCTCAGGGTGCGCGAGCGAGACGCCGCGATACAGCGAAAGCTACAGAGGGAGCTTGGAGAGTGTGGTCGATTTAGACGCGCACTTGAGTTCTCTTCAAAAACTCTTGCAGAATGTGCAGCGCGCGCAGTCAGCGATAGAAGAATCATTGAAAGATGCGCCATCCAACTCAGATAAGGAGAAAGGAAAATGACTGAACTTGAAAAACTCGGTATCCCAAACAGCGAGAGAACGAAGTGTGAAATCTGGACAAGAGTTATGGGCTATCACCGTCCGATAGATAGTTTTAATATTGGAAAACAGGGCGAAGTAGCAGAGAGAAAATATTTTGACGAGAAGAAGTGCTGCTGTCGCAAATAAATAGAGCTTTTCGGCTTTTATGCAACAACCGAAAATTTCCGTTAAAACCATCAAAAATTTCCGTTTTACATCCATATAACGGAAATCTAACGGAACCGTTAAAGTTATCTGATTGAATATTATTGATAATGTGGTGCTAGTCCCGGGCACCAGACATACTTGTCATATCCCGTCAAGCCTCGGTTTTGCGGGATTTTTTGTTGTCCGTTTTGGCATATCTCGTTATATTCGGGTTTAGATAACGGAAATTTAACGGAAACGCTAACGGAAATTTTCGAGGCGGATATGACGGCAATCAGAAAAACGTCTTGCGGCACGTACGAGGTTTACGGCTACCGACTGCAAGCAGACGGAAACAAACAGCGATTCTCAAAAACATTTAAAACTCGAGCTGAAGCAAAACGCTTTGCGGCTGAGTTGGACATCAGCGCAGAAGAACGCTCTTCATCAATTACTCTGGCCGCGCTGATTGATGAATACATTAACGAGGTTACAGCTAAGAAACGCTCCAGACGCACCGAAGAAATCCGACTGAGACGCCTCCAGAGAGACAAGCTGGCGGCTAAAACTCTATCAACTTTCACAAAACGGACGATAGAGAACTATATTGAACGCCGCCTCAATGAGCGGGCATTACACCGAGACACCAATATTCTGCCGTCAACGGTTAATAGAGAACTGACAATTCTCTCCGACGTTTTTCAATACGCCATTAAAAACGAACTCACGGACGTGAATCCATGCAGAGGTGTAGAAAAACCTCGGGAGCCTGAGCACCGTGAGCGGGTTGCTTCAGACGAGGATATACAGAAACTCCTCCAAGCTAGCGGCTGGGACGGCCACACCGTGCCTAAAAATAAAATGCAGTTGGCCGTGGCTGCTTTCCTTTTCAGTTGTCAAACGGGAATGCGCGCCGGGGAACTTTTAAAGATTGAATATTCTTGGATTGATGACAATGTGCTTCATGTACCGGCAGAGGCTACAAAAACATTGTCAAGAAGAGACGTGGCGTTATCTGAACGAGCTCGGGAGATTCTTAACTTAGTTATGGATCTCGAGTATGAACCACGTATTTTTGGCGGACTTAACGATCACAACAGAGACACGTTATTCCGAAAGGTGAGGGATAGGGCCGGTCTTGGTCCTGAGTACGATTCACAAAACCGACTGATAAAAGAGGGTCTGAATTTTCATGACGGCCGCGCAACTTTTGCGACTTGGGCCGCCAGCCCTGATCCAGAAACAGGGGCGCCCCGCTTAGATGTCCTGGCGCTTGCAAGACAAACGGGGCACAAAGATTTAAAGATGCTCCAGAGATACTACAGAGCGAGCGCAGAAGAAATTGCTAAGCGGCTGAAATAGCGAGCTTGGCACGGGCGTGTCTTTTGCTTTCCATATAGTCATCAATGTCTTTTGTGTACCAACGATCACGCCCATTCTCGGAGAATGCATCGGGCTTAGGAAACTTCGGATCCTTCATTATTTCACGGGCGGCAGAAGAACCAGGAGCAAAACCGATCCTAACCTCTACTTCTGGTCGAGAGAGTGTGAGCTTGGTTGTTTTCTGAATCAGCTTTTCGGCGATCTGACTTGAGAGTTTGTCGGCCACCATGCTGGACAATTTGTCATAGTCAATATCATTCATAGCTAGATACTTTCACTCCGTTATACGCACCATCCGGGCGCGTCATTAAGTTCTTTGTTTTGTTCCAGAATTTGATGATTAGTTTTGGGCTGTCTTTAACAATTTCCTCCATTACCGGAAGGAAGAAAGTGACAGCCTCCTGAATTGTTTTGAGCTCCTCTCTGGTCGGAACGTAGAACTTAGCTTTGTTCTTGTATGTCCGGAGATATAACGATGTCAGGTTGTCAGAGAGAGCACACTGCAGCTGATTGGCAAAAATAAGATCTTCTTCGCTCAATCGATCCTCCCCCAGTTCACTAAAGGTCACGCCTGTCAGGTTGCAGAAATCGGCTAGAGCTCTCATATCATCTCGATAAAACGTGCCATTGGGCAATTTAAGTTCAACTGAGAATCCGACATTCGTCATCGTGTCGATAATCACATCAATTCGTTCTTCAGAAATGCGCGGAATCTCAATCCTTCGACACGTGAATTTCTTTCGAGGTTTCTTGTTCCTGGACATTGTCAGAACCTCACGCGGTCGTTGAGGATCATGTCAGCAAACTCAACGTAGTAATCAGAGTCAGGACGATCGAATCTCACGTGAAAACGAAGCGTGTATTTGGTTCTGGATTCGTCTGTGATACCGAGGGTTTTGAAAAACAGACAGTAGATTTGCTGTAGTTTTTTCTCTGAGTATGGTGCCGTGGTGTCTGCGTGGATGACGATCGTCTTCGCCCAGGCGGGAATTTGAATGCTTTCGGTTGTGTGCTTCAGGCTGATTCTAGTAATGTTCATTTTGTTTCTTCCTTGATTCGTAATAACTGGCGGTCGGCTTTTTCGTTCATTAGTCGAGTGATTTTTTCGTCGTATTCCGGGGACTCAAGCAACAGATATTCCATTTGCCGAGACACTAAGAGAACATCAGCCATTTCTTCGTCCGTTTTTTCCATGGCCTCAGTCCGTTTTTGAGCGATGGATTCACCGCCTTCACCGTTCTCTTGCTGAATCATGAGACCGAAGTTCTTCAACGTAGCAGCGGCCAGTTCTGCGCCTTCTTCGGCCAGTTTGATGGCCTGAAGGTCCATGCCGTAATGGTTCGCAATAGCTTGTAGCTTTTCTTGTAAGTTCATTTAATCAGACCTTGTTTTCTAAGCCGTTCTTTAACTTCCTGTTTGATCTTTTCTGATCGTTCGCGCCTTGCCTGTCGTTCTTCCGGTGTTAATGTCAATTCCTTGTAAGCATTGGTGATGGCTTTGGCGGCTGCTTCTCTTGTGATGGGGATTGGTTTCCCGTCGTCTGAGTAGCCTGTAGAGTGAATAAGAGGACGCCAGGGATAGTCGTAGCATTCATCCATGTAGACATCAGAGGCTTCGCAAAAATAGGAGTTGAATGCCTGAGCCCAACATGCCATAGGAGGGCTCCAGTAGTTTCTGTACTCAACCCTGATTCGATACTTCCCGACCAGCTGTTGGAAGACGGCTTCTGTAAATTCCATTGGTTCTGTCATTGTTTTATCCATAAAAAAAGAGCACCCGGGAAACGGATGCTCTGAGTTTTGATTTGTTCATTTAGTGCGGCACTTCGATAAGGATTGAATCGAAAGGGAGGGACATCTGAACGTCTTTTTGATACTCGTCCATTTTTAAAAGCATCACCTTCTTTTCATCTTTCCATTTGGCGAGAGAAGAGGCGCAGAAACTAATCTGTCGTTTTCGTTCATCGAACTTTGCCTCCAGTCGCAGGGCCTTTTGATAAGTCGACAGGTTGATGTTCTGTAAAGCCTTCACCGCTGCTTCGAAGGCTTGAGCAAATCTGATTTGATACCTTTCCGCTCTTTTTCCGGACAACTTCATCGCCAGAATATTGAATCCCGTTTGCTTCATTCTGAATGCTGGAGACTCAATAAAGACATCCGGATTTTTAGGATGTGGACGGCTTGTGGTTGTCTCCTGAAAATATAGGAGACATAAAAGCTCCGAATTTCGAGCTATCAGGCCTCTAATAATCTGGAGCAAGTTGTCATGGCGGTATCCAAAATAATCCGCCACGACAGTTGACAGGACGGTGGGCACACCATCAATAATTTCTAATGTCGGTGGAGGCAGAGTGGTTAATTCATTCATTTTGTATTCCCAATAAAAAAGCCCCTCAATTTGAGGGGCGGAACGGTGTTAGTTTCTAACCGTAATTGAGTTCTTTAGATGCGAACTGTCACCGCACTATCGGAACTGTCTTAATAAAGTTGTCCCTTGTCTCGTAGCGGTAGGTTCCTTCAATTGTTGGTTTAGGAATAGTTACTTTAATTCCGTCATAAAAAGGTTTTTCCCTTTCAGCAAGTAGAGCTACATCTCCATAACAGTATTTGTCGTATTCTGAATCACATTCAAAGGCCAAGGCATTACCATCCGGCAAAACTTGAAAGACTCGATAGGTTTTTATTTCATCTAACCAAACTGTCTGACCATCGATGACGGTACAACTAGTTAAAGTTAAGAAGCTTATGGGTAGCAGCAAAAGGAGTTTTTTCATTTTCACTGGGTGTTTGAACTGGTGAGGGGCTCATCCTCCTGAAAAAAGTTTAGCGGCTTTCATGGCGATCTGTAAAGGAATTCTGATTTAACTGGATGCTTTTAACCTGTTTCTGCAGGTCTCGCAGTTCGTCCAGAATCATCTTGAAAGCGAACCGAACATACTTGCCCAAGAGGTAGAGCTGGTACGAAAAGCAGGCCACGCATACGCAGAAACAGCCCAGTAAGAAAATGCTTTGAAAAGTGAAGGTCATTGTTTTAGCCCCAGATAGAGAATAGGCTACTTGGCTTATTTCTTTATTTCCTTCAGAGTCGTTTCAACGGATTCCAATCGCTTGATGACGTTGCTTAATAATCCGCAAATACGTTGAGAAGAGAAAAAAACAAGTCCGGAAAAACAGGCAATGCTGACGACCAGACACAAAATATCGAAAACAAGTTCAGTGGTTGAAAAGTTCATTTAAGTACCTAAAGAGAAGAAAGCTCCTCGGTCCTAGAATTGAGATTGTCAAGAAATCAAATCTAAAACCAAGGAGCGAAAGTGGAATTATTTGTCCAGATTTTCATAGCAATTGCTACGGGTTGTTCTGCAGTATTTATGTACGTCGAACTCTTGAAGAAGCGTCCCTTTGCGCGTGCTGACGTACTTGATCTCTCTGGATCAGAAATAAGAGGTTCTGATGCCGAGAGGCTTCAAGCGGAAGGTTATTATCAATTAGTCGTTGAAATTCACGGAGGCCATGCAAACTGCCGAATATCACAGATCGAAATAAAAGGCGGACTCTTGGGAGAGCTTCCAATATTTTCCTTCGGGGAAGCAACTGAAAGCATAAAGTGCACGAGAAAAAAGATAGGTTTGAATATTGACTACGAGGCAGGGGAAAAACGAAACTTGTACTTTGCAGTTAAACCCACAGATAAAGAGAAAGGGACCTTGAAGATAAAACTCACATGTGATTCAATTTTTAGAATCTCAACCGAGGCATCCTATCAAATGCCCCAATACTTCTGAGGACGGCTACTTTAAAGTCCTTCGCTTATTTTTTCTAAATTGAGCTTACAAAGCTCACCGGCGCCGGTGAAATCCCTCCGGAGAGGCTACTGGCATAAAGGCGAAAATTGTCTTCTCCCGAAGGCGCCAGGTTCTTCCTTCGAAGAAATCAACGTCATAAAAATTGAAGCCCTCGTCCATGTATCTGAAAATGCAGATCTGATCCGGCTGCGGCTTGAACTCCGGATAACCGAACCATCGCTCTTCAGGAAGGTATTCGTTTTCGATGTCGTCGAACAAAGAAGGAGTTTGGTTGTCTCTGTCAATCCAATACCTTTCATCCGGTGCCGGAGGATATTCACCAAATTTGACTGGCAAGAAGCGAAAGAAATGAGTTGTATATGAAGATGTTGGGATCGGCTCCAACACTGAGTAATACGTTATGTCTACGAGGTCTTCAAACTTATCTGACCGCGTGATGGACATAACAATCCGATGTTTGGGAATTGATTCTCTTGGGTAATCCATCCAGCGGTCAATATAACTAATATCTGTCATTTTTAAAGTCCGGCAAAAAGAGGCTCGTTCCGGATGTCCATTAAAGCCTCAAGCGCTTTTCGTTCCCTCTCTGCTTTCTCAGCAGCTCTCTTTTGGCACCTGAGCCTGAATTCTTCCGAAGAAAACTTCATTTCATTTGCACGGAAACGTTTGACCTCTTCGACGAGTTTTTTATCCTCGTCAGAAAGCTCGGTAGGTACGCCAAGTTTCAGCATGTATTTAATAGCCTCCCCTGGTGTCATCAGGCCAGAGAATTCATCCATTCTCTTGTTGAGTTCAGCTTCATCAACCTGGGACTTCCCAGCAAAATAATCAGCCCGCTTCTCGAGTTCTTTCTTCTCAAATTCATCAGCAAACAGTGGAGCAGTCTTTTCAATTCGCGTGTGCATCCTCTTTTTTCTCATGGCCGCTCGTTTCTCTTCGTCCATCTTCCTTTTCGGTTTGGGATGCTCGAAGTAGATGCCTATGGCCCACGCGCTAAGGCCCCAGTTGGAAGCAATAATCCAAGGAAGCGTTAATTCCTCTTCGAAAGGACTGCTGCATAAAATCTTCGGAAGGCCTGCAGGTCTCGGTTTATATGGATTCCTCCAGGTTATTGTGTACCTAAGATCGGAAACACGTTGATCTCTCATGTTGCTATCCAATAAAAAGGCCCTCCGAAGAGGGCGCCTTATTAATACTCTTGCTCGATATACATACATTGCATGAGTTTTTCGTGATGACTGACATAGGCAAAGTCTTCTATGCAGTGTTGATCGAGAAGATCCAGGACTTTTTGTTTATGCTCAGGAATGATTTCCCAAAAGTCTGTTAGGCCATCTTTGAAGTGAACAATGTCAGAGTAAATCTCTGCATTTTCATCATTACATTCTTCAATTCGATCAAAGAGGCGACCAGCACGGACTAGTTTGAATCCCCAAACCCCAAGGCCAGGAGTTTTAGGATATGAACATTCAAGCACTGTGCCATCTGATAAAAGTATCCCTTTGTCCTGAGCTTTATAGGCTCCGATTTCATCGTAAATGTCACCTTCAAACTCAATCAGATCATCTGAAGATCCGTAGATTTTTGTTGCCATATTTTCTCCAAAAGAAAACCGCCCGAAGGCGGCTGTTAAATGTCAATTTTTTCCCATCCCATCAATTCTGGAAAATCATCATCAAAATCAAACTCAACAGGTAACGAGCAAGCTTCTAAAAATCTTCCGCTTGTGTACGTCAAGACTCTATAAAACAACTCACCAGTTTCGGCGTTTTTTAAAAGCACAAGGATCTGGTCATCCTCTTCAAAAGTGTGGGTGCGGGGATCGTCAGTGTGTTCAAGTTCTAGTTTCATTTGTTCGGCTCCGGTTGATATGGGGCGGGAAGGGCCCTAAAAGCAATCACATCAGAATGTGCGGTTCCCCATCTTCCCTGCACGTCGAAATAGTTTTGCTGCACGTAATCTTCATCCTCGTCTTTAAATGTCACCAGGTACTCTCCGCACTCCGGAGGATTAACCTCCGGGAACGGGTTCCAGCCGTCTGGGTTGTACTCAGGAAATTCTTCAAAAAAACTTTTGTCTATCCGAATAGAAACGCCACTATCTTCAAAAAAGAATATGCATTTAGATATCCCCTCCATCTGCTTTTTGCACAATTGATTAATGCCTTCATCAGAGATGAACTGATTCATCTTGCGCTTTAATTCCGGATCTTTAATCTTCCACATTTATTTCTCCAAAAGAGAAGCCCCGCTCTCGCAGGGCTCATGGTTAATTCGCTTTATATTTCAGGTGCGCTTTTCCCTATCATTTGACGCTTCTTTTCTTGCGCTCGGCGTGCGACTTTGCACTGGAATAAAAGAAGTTCTCCGAGTTTTTCGGCGTCATCAATCTCTAGATCAATACACCCCTCTAACATTCGGTCTTGTCTAAACATCAAAGAAACACACACATCATCACTTAGGAACGGTCTAAAGTTTAGGTACGTGTCGACAAAAACACCAATACTATCAAGTGGCTTTACGTCGTTTACTACATCGAGAGTTGTTATAACGTCTAGGTCTATGCAGTTTTCACTTTTGGTCGACTGTTCGGCTAATTGCTCGATTGTTTTATTCGAGAACTTGTTCATGCAGTGGCCTCCTGAGCCTGAGGTTCTTCGATGACTTCGGCGTCCTGAATATCTTTGAAATCGTCAACAGAAATAGCATTGATATCGATTACGTCGTTCGGGTCGATCTTTTCCCCGGCTTCTCTCTTGGCGTCTACATTTGTAATCTGCAGGGCTTCGATTGAAACAGGCAGATATTTAAATAGGCGGCGGATGACAGTTTTCAGGGCCATCTGTTCAAAATACGAGTTCCAGATATTCTTTGACTTAGCCTTCGCTTTGACAGCCTCAACCTCGGCACGAGACATGACCTCGAACTGGTATCCGCCTCCCTTGAGGTTAGCGACTGCGTAGACAAAGGTGATCGGTTTTTTAACTCGATCGGCTTCACAACTCGGCACGTGATGAATGTCCGGATGTAGGCCAAGCTGATAATTAAAATCGTCACCTTCGTGGACCGCGAACGCAGAGAGAGACAAAACTTGTCCGGAGCGACGAGCCAAATCAATCATGCCGCGGTAACCAAGAATTAACTGGCACTGATTACCATACGGAACGAGGTAGGCTTGACCGAGGGCAGAACCGGGTTCAAGGCCGAGTTGAGCTGACTGCATCACGGCACCCAAGAAGGAGGCCGGGGTCGTGTTGAGGAGGGCTGGAGTTTTACGCAGTTCGGTCGCGGCAATTCTTGCCATGCGGTCAGCGCTCAGATGCTTCGGAACAGCCAAGGCCAGTTGCTTTTTGAACTGGTCGGACAAGACCTGCTGCACGATGATCGGCGCTTTCGTTTTCGGTTTTGCAACGGGTGCAGAGGGAGCGCCGACAGCGGCGGCGAGTTGGTCAGATGTAGACATAGTTAATTCCTATGAAAAAGCCCCTCGAAATGGAGGGGCTGAGTTGATTAAGAGTTGCGAGGAATAAGTCAGAGGCACGCTCAGGGCAAAAATAAAGCCCGCGTGTGCGAGCCTGGGAGAATTTGGCTCGGTTGATTTGGCTCAACCGAGAAAGCCTTTTCTTCGTGCACTTTGCTGTAGTGCTCGAAGCGAATATTACACAAAACCGCTCTTTTTATCAGTAGAAACCCTGCTCATTTTGTGTAGCCATCAACCTAAAAGGTTACGCGCACACACGCATGACGCGGGTTGAGGATTCCTTGAGGTAGTCGTAATAGTCATCCAAATGGTCCTCACGGAAGGAATCTGAATCGAAACGTTTGGATGTCTGGGTCTTGTACGTCAAAACCTTCTTGCCATCCAAAGTCAGAATTTCGTTGTCTTTCATGTCGATCGCGATCTTTGCCTTAACCGCGTCTTGTTGCTTCTTGAGCTCTTTAATTTCGCCATTAAGACGAGCATATTCGCCGTAGTTAATAGCCAGATCACCTTGAGCTTCGATAGCTTTACCATTAGATCTCCCGTAGAGCTTTAGAACGTCCTCAATGTTTATCGGTTCCGGAGGCGTTTTAGTTAGAACATAGTTGTTCCAGAATGCAGAGCATTTTTTCCTGATGACCTGGAATACATCCGGACGAGCATCTACCCAGTACATCCGGAAATCAGATCCTCCGATTAGAACCGCGAGATACATTCCTTTGAGCTTCAGAATGCCGCAGTACCATTGAATCTGCGTTTCGTAGTAAAGCGGGATCACATGCTCGGTTCTGAGGTTGTTCTGTTTGATCTCCAGCTCCTGAGAAGGGCCCCAGAGATCGGCGGTAAAAGCGTTTGCCGTCTTAGCCTCAAAAGCGACATCCGTGTTAATAATGCGCTCGACGCCCGTGATGTCGGCATACTTCTCAATTTCTTCAACCTTCAGTAGCGGCCGAACTTTTCCCGCAATCTCAGGATTGATAATCGCTCGGTCGATGTTTGCAATCGCCCAAGGAGTTTCCGGATCAGCGAACTGGTGAGAAACCTTTTGAACTCTCTTGCCGGTGCGCAGCTGAAATTCTTTTGCGACCGTATCTTCGAGAACGGTTCCCCAGTAAGCAGGCTCGGACATTCCCTTGTCTTCAGAAAGTCCGAGTTTGTCGTTCCAAACGTCCAGCGGCGTCTTCCAAGGATTCAGACCGAGGACGGCAGCCACGTCGGAGCCGCCGATACCTGTACGGCGTTCATTTAGCCAGGCAGTACGTTCTTCATTAGTCATTTTCTACTCCAATAAATAAGGCAGAGAAGGGTCTTTGCGGAAAAATCGCCTTTTTCTGCCTGTTCTGTTTTTCTTTTTTCGCGTAATACTCTCTGCCCTTCTTTTTGATTTCTTCTTGATGCTCGAGGTAGTAGAGGCGCTTTCTCTCTTTCTCAGTGAGTTTTAATGCCATTCGTTTTCCTTCAGATACTCGTCGAATATCGGTTCAATCTCAGGGTGTCTTTCATCCTCCCCAGCTTCAGCAAGCTCGTTGATCCGTTCGTCACAGTAGCGAGGGATGTATTTCTCAAAGAAATTTTCAACCAGGCGCTCATATTCGGCTTGCCGTTTTTCTTCCTGCCAGCTCAGTTGCCAGAGATCTCCTGGCCCGGGGCACGTTCTCGGAGTTACATGCATAGCAGCCACCGCTGAAAGGCATCGGCGCTCAGGACTACGGTCAACGTGCCGAAAAACAGGACGCAGGCGATCAGAGCGCAGAGGAAACATGCGAGATCGTCCTCTAACAGATCATCAAATTTTTTATTCATGATTGCCTCCGATAGGCAAAAGGCTCCCCACCTGAGCTCCAAGGAGTTCAGTTTGTTTACCGCTCAGGCGGGGATTTAAGAAGAGAAGTTAAGAGTTACGAGAAACAAGTTGTCTCATTCGGCTGATGAACCACATCGGTTCATGCCAAACATCGTAGAAGCGGGAAGCGTCAGGGCGTCCCTGCCTGTAAGCTTCTTTTGAAGCCCACTGAATTTGCGGCTTGAACAAGTCATCGAAGTAATAGATCAAAGACTTGATCGCCTCCAGCTCATTGTCAGTGATGTAATGCTTGCTGACAGGGACGGCAGGGATGGCCGGACACGGTGCAGGGTTAGAAGCGCTGATCGTGAGGCTTGGAAACTGAACGACGTATTTAGCGTGCACCTGTTTTACTTCTGGTGCCGGACTTTCCTCTTTCACATCCGGCACATTGAAATCCGAAACCTTCAGAGCGTCAACGAATGCCAGCGCGGTCTCAAAATCTCTTTGCAGCAGGCAGGTGTAGCGCGGTATGCGGAAGCGTCTCTTGAGTGCTCGGTAAACAAAGCTGTAGTTTTTGTTTCCAAACAAAGCATGAGTTTTGCGCATCACCCGGCTGGAGAGCTCATACTGCTGTTCGTTGGAGATTAATGCGTTGTCCTGCTCAGCAAAAGTTTGTTGCTTGCGCAGTTGTTCTTCCATCCGGTCAAAAGTGTCGATATAAGCAATTTTGAACTTTAGGGCAACTTCTCCTGTGAAACCCATCGCTAAAAGAACAAAACCTTTTCGGTCCATTCTGTAGGCAGGTCTGTTTTCTCCCTTTGCGTCCTTGACTTCAACCAGCGCAAAATTGCGCTCGTTAAGCGAAGGGGCTTGCTCTATAAGGCTTCGGATAGATCGAAGGACATCTTTGTGGAGTTTGTTGAAGAGTTTGGCAACGTCTGTTGAAAGAGCTGTAACAGTGTTGTTCACAACAGAAACAACCGGTGCGGGGGCACAGATATTTTGAAATGACATTTAAGTCTCCTAAGTAAGTTTGTTGTCCTTACTTCCACCCGCCAAGATGGAGAGCAAGGTCTAAGGGTTGGCGGACCGCTACTTAGGGAACGGCCAGTCTTGCGACTGCCCTTAGCCTCACTCATTAGAGACTTTTAAAGGGAGTCCAAAAGCTGGACACCCTTGCAATCAGCCATAAAAAAACGCCTTTCGGCGACTGATCGCCTAAGTAGTTCGGGCCGCCAAGCCCGCATCTGCTTTTGCAGACAAGATAAGTTTAGCGACTTTCATGGAGACTTGTAAAGGCCTTAATTTTTAACGTCTGGGTACATGTCGTGATCAATCGCTTCAATGGCCAAATCAGAAATGAAATTCTGTGCATACTCCTTGAAGAGCGCCTTAGTTTCCCGTTGGGCCTCTGCAGTTTGGACAACGTGACCAAGATCAAGCGTGATCTCGGATTTGCCATTGAGCAGGGCAGAAACCACAGCACGCTCGGCATAAGCAAGAGCATCAGTTAAGTAAAGGGCCGACCCGCGCTCTTTCAGAAGATCGTCAATGACACAATTAAAGAGCTGCTTTTGCTCGTCCGGTAATAAGATCATTTTTCTCTCCTTAAAACTATGTAAAAAAGACCACATTCAAAAGCTCCCCTAAGCGCAAAAATTGGAACTAACAAAATTGGTAAAAGCCTGGGGAGCTTATGAAGATGGTCTTGATGGTGCTCGTCTTTCCGAGCCGCCACCCTCCTAAAATTAAAGTGTCTAAGCTCAATTTCTAAGGAAGGAAAATGAATGTCTTTAACAAGTACATCCTCTTGGTCTCTGCTATCAAAGAGAAGAGGATCGTGACCTTTAACTACGATGGTCTGGATAGAGTCGTTGAATGCGCGACACTCGGCTACACCACCGCAGGAATGCCTGCCGTTCGTGGGTACCAAATAGAAGGAGATACGCATTCAGGAACAGTCCCTTGCTGGCGGCTGTTCTTGATCGACAGAATCCGCGGACTAGAGCTAACCGAAGCGCGTTTTGCCGGCGAACCGCCTGCTTACGAAAAATCTGATAAAGCATTCTCGCGAATCGACGCTGAGCTCTAGCTTCTGCTCCGCAATCACAAGGGCCGGCGGGAAAGGCTGGCTCATTGTTTACGGCACAATCGCTGTCGTGGACTATCTCTTTCATTGTTGCTCCTTAAAAACAAAAGGGCACTCCGATTAAAGCCATTCAGGAGATCTACAACTACTGACCGACCGTTCGGAACGCCCTTATGTTTGCGCTCTACAGTTCTCTTGCGAGAGCGCTTAGCTCACCCAGTTCACGAGACTGGGACGCCCGAGTTTCTGTTCTTGGTTTTGATTTCCTCATCTGGTTAGCTTCTCGGGACCTCAACGCAGGTTTGCTGTTCTTGATACTGCGTGCATCTCAAATGCCTGTATTTGTCAGAGGTCTCTAGCTGAAAAGTGTTTCGTGGCTACCGTTTGCCTTACTCATCCACTTCACTGACTGCTGGTGTTCGATTGTCTTCCTTCGCGTGACCAGCACCGCCTGCATCGGCCGTTTCGAATTTTTTCACTAGCAAGTTCTTTTTCTACCTGCTGCGTCGGCGTTTAGTTCTCCATGGCGCCGATTCTGAAATTGTCTTTATTGGAGGAACATCGTCTTGTCCTATAAATTTGATAAGCAAATATTACCATATAGGTAATAAAAGATGCAATCAATTAGGTTAGTTTTTTGTTACCAAGACGATAAGATTTTTTGAGCCGAAAGTTTGTTGCTTTTTTGGAACAAAAAAAG